TCTACAATAGGTTCTCGTACAATACTTATTATAATACTGAGCCCTCTTTCTACCTTCTTTGTGTGAAAATATAGCTCTTCGAGGTTTCTGTCGGGTTTCCCACCAATGTTCGGTTACCCAATCATGAATACCGAGTTTGCATTTATATATCTCCAGTTGTCCTTTCCCTTTTCTTGGAATCCGCATCTGGATTAGTGCTCTTCTTAAATTGTTCATCCAATTTTTTACCATATACCTCATCATATTGTTTACGTTGTTCTCTTGTAAATTCTGTACATCTTTGTCTTTCAACATCACATTTAAATAAGGCTCTACCTGAAGAAAGACCGTCCCTTTGTACTACCATCTCAACTCGAAGTATATTATCTTTTTCTTCTTGCTCGGTAGAATTAAGACCCACAATAACTTGAGCATTACGAACAATAGCAATTGAACCAGAGATATCATTTTCATCATATCTAGTAAGTCTATGCTTCTTACCTTCACGAGTAATATGATGTGCAGTCCATATGATATCAAGATGTAACTCTTCTGCCAAGTTTTGCAAATCTACATATACATTAGAAATCCTTTCGAAATCCTCTCGGTCTCCAGCTATTGAGGCAAGCTTACCTGCATAATCTACCATTAATACTCTAATATCGATGCCTTGATTACGCAATTGAACTATCCTCTCTTTTATGTAAGTTGTATTAGTAATCATTGCAGGTACCCTCTCAACCACCAATTCAACCCCAAATCTTGCAAGCTTTCTTAAATGTTTAGCTTCAAGTTTATCATACTCACCTGAGTATAATTCCTTTTTGGTTTTATTGATACTAGATTGAATAAATCTGTCCATGATTTGGTCTTTACCATTCTCGGTATCTACGTATAATACGGATTTCTTCATTCGAAGATAACCTCGGGCAAGGTTTACCATGAAGAAAGTTTTCTTTGCTTTAGGTTTATCCAATATTACATTAATAGAATGTTCGGGATAACCTCCTGCATTAGTAAGGTCATTTAATTGCCTAAAGGGACAGGGTATTACCGAGGGTTCTGATTGTCTTTTAAACTGTCTCTCTGTAATATCTCGAATCATGTATATAGGTTCGTCCTCTTTCTTTGGTTTACTTTTCTGAAGTACTTTTTCAATCTTCCTTGAATACTCTTCATATTGTTCGAAGTTATCTAAATCAAAAGAGTCATTCAGGTTCTTCATTTCAACATAGGTAGAGAACTGGTAAATCTTTTCCTTGATATAATCTGCATCCGATAAGGGAATGTGATATAAATTGCTTATTAACTTATTGATATTAGGGATGTCATCCTTAGTTACCAAATCAATGTATGCCTTTGATTCTAGCAATTCTTTTAATACTTCTTTTAATACATTCTCTGAAGGCATCTTACCTTGCTTCTTAAAGTATTTTGATATACCCTCAAATATAAGGGCATGCTCAATAAGAACCAGGTAATTAGCTTTAATCCTTTTTAGGACTAGACCTCCTTCCTTATCTCTTAAAACAAACCGGAGTATCTCAAGTTGGAAATCCGGTGTGAAACTAAATTTGATGTTGTCTTTAAATTTCTTCATATCTATATTGCAATATTATATAAACTAATAGATTTTGATAGTACCGAGATAGTTCTGAGTATGTTGACAACTAACTAGAAACTACTAATCCACTACCTTAAGCTCCCGAATATTTAATATTATTATTTTATATAAGAAAAAATACTTATATTTGCATAACGAATATTTAAAAACATGGGAAAAAGTAAAGGAAATAATGGCTCAGAGCTTCATCGATTAAAACCTATGCAAGAATATGATGAAGCTACTTTCAATAGACTTTATAAAGTCTGTAAGCCAGTGATTAGGAATCTTACCAGACAGATTGATTATAAAAGGTTTAATCTTACACCAGATATAATTCAGTCTTATTTCTGGGACAAGATGTTATTTGTTTTTAATAAATACTATGGTGAATGTACTGAAGAACATCTCAAAGCAAGAATCCTTGCTTCCTTGAGTACATTTAAAAATAAATTGCTTCGTTCTGCATACGGAGAACAAGCAGAGTATAATCAAAGCCTCTTTAAACTGGATGATTTATTTGATAATGACAAAGAACTAGAAGATGATAGTGAAGAAGAGAAAGCTAAATCCGAAATGATAGATATGATGTATACTTATATGAAAGATAAACTTTCTCCGGATGCTTATCTTTTATTCGAAGTATTAATTACTCCTCCCCCCTTCATTAAAGAGAGACTCGGAAATAGTACAAGGATTACTAATATAATGCTCATAGAATTCTTCGAAATGCCTAAGACTAATGAATCCATGAGATATATTTCTGAACTTAGACAGGATATACAGTATTGGGAAGATAGAGCTAAAGAAGAACTTAGATATTAACACAAAAGAAAAGGGACGTTTCCCAACGTCCCTTTCCGAGTGTTTACTCTAAACAAACTATGCAAAACAAAAACAAAACAAGAGTTTACTTAGACAATACAAATAATACACATGAGTTATATTAACAACTAATTACGACCTATGATATTTTTTGAATATATCTTAAAGTAATAGTCGGTGGTAACTTTTCGATAGTCAAGGTATCTACCGAAGTCTCTTGTAGGAAAGATTCCCCTATTAAATTCCAACTTACTACAATAGCACCATCTTGAATACCCTTGGTGGGAGTCCCTCTACCGAAGTCTCCATTTAAACCCGTTTCTCTATTAAAGAAAGATTGGGGTCTAACATTCTCCCAGTTATTGGCATTATCCTGTTTACCTTTAGATACACCGAGAGCATGCCTATGTCTTGGTAAATCATCGCCTTTCAATTTAATAACAAAGTTACCTTTAGTGGGAGTATAGAAATCCCCAATATTCTGTAGCATCATCTCGTCTCCAATTTGAATACCTCCGGCCTGATATCCTATTACTATCCTACCTGAAGCCTTTGTATATTCAGCCCATCCTTCAGGGATTACATCGGTTTCCCATAAAATTATTGAACCTATGGGTAAACTAGCAGTATTCAAAGAATCAGAGAATTCCTTTCTGAGAGCTTCTAGTTGCCCATCAATGTATTGCTTAATATTCAATAGATTCCCATTTTCATCCTCTACCGGAAACCCAGTATTCATTTTCTCTACTTTAGTTATGGATTCTTTCATCATACTGTGAGTAGCAGTAGTATATGGGATCTCCTGGAATTTGCCCTGATAGGGTACAATAGCAAAGTTCTCATTTCTTTTAGTCATAGCATCTGTACCCTTACCATATATCCCAATAAGAACAACAGAATTCTTATTATTAGAATAATAAGGGCAAGCAGTCTCTACCATCTCTAGAAGATTACTAAGAGTCATACTATAATCCGAATAAATATCATTATTAAGTACATTGGGATTACGATTCTCTTCAGAAATTGGGTAGTATATATCTAGAGATTTTTTATATAACTCATAGAAACTTTCTGAAGATTCATTCCAATAAGCTACAAAATCTACTGGATTATCTACGGGTTCGGAGATAGTAGTATGTACTGCAAACAGTAATACTTCATCGGTGGACCCTTGGGTTCCCTGAATATTCTCGATGGTCAATGTTTGTTCATCAGAGATAAATATATAGCCATCTCTTGAAATACACCCAAAATTTATATCGGGTAATTCTCCATCTTCAGAATCTTTAGACATATACCTTGCTGTAATCCTATCCTTAATTACATTAGCAAATTTACTACCAGAAACTCCCTGAGGAGAAACAACCAATTTATTACCATTTATGGTGGCTGAGCCAAATCCACAAAATGGCCCCAAACCAGAAGGAGCAGCAATTGCTTCGGCTGCTTCCTTAGATTTGATTATACCTTCATACTTAAAGTACGTTTTCATTGTTCTTTGTATTTTTAAAGTTATTCTTTTGTTCTGCCATATCCCTGAAAGCTTCTCCGAGTTCATTAAATTTGAGAGTTAACAGCTTAAAGATTATCTTCCAGATACTATATTGTTTTTTAATGCCATGTATTTCACATATATGCCCATAGATACTATCTATTTCGAAGCAATAGCATAATATCATTATAGTAATGGATACTTCTATGGGATCTACTCCATAGGGTTCTCCAATAGCTTTCCCAATTACAGCCCCAAGTAAGATATAACAAATATAATCAACCAGCTTATTTAGGGTTCTCCTACCGGCCCTTGACTTTCGAATGACTATACCTTGTACTCTACTTGCAGATATACCAAACCATAAATCTGAAAGTATCAATATTATGGCAAGTAATATCATCCACCTAAGGTCATAAATAATTTGGGTACATTCTCCAAATAAACCAATCACTGAAGTCTTGAACAGAGGTTGAGTAGTAGTCTCTGTTACATTGTCTATTGCACTCTTTATCATACTTCTTCAATTTTCCACATTTGATTACTATAAGTGGTAATGGTAAATGTCTTCTCAGAAGTGTCATTTGATTCCCATTCCAACTTTTGAGGATTAACGCTTAATAAGTCAGCATCTACTACCGTAAACTTAGCCCGTACCGAAGTATCGGCAACTGATTCAAAAATGTATTCTCCAGCGGTAGCCGTAGTAAATTCATATCCGGCTCCACCAGCATCAAAAGTAGTTACTTTGCCAACTTGTCTAACTCTACTATCGAATTCAGCTTTATTAGAACTACACCTAATTAAACAATATACTTGTTTAATGGTACCATTTAATTCGGCATAACTTGGGTCAACGGTTAATTCTATAATAGTAGGGTAATCTTCCAATATTACTTGACACCTTAATGAAGAACCATCATCTGCCACAAAAGTATAAGTACCTACTTTAGTTAATACAATCTCGGATTCAAGATTATAGGTTTCCCCAGTTTCATCACAAGTTGCAGTACCACTTACATTGACCCCGTTTTTCATTTCTTCAAGGCTAAATTTACAAGCTGATACTTCATCCAATAACTGATATACTGCATAAGTATCATCAATTTGGCTTTCGGGTAATGACCAGTTAGGTTCTTTCCACTTTGAATCTGAAGGATCTGAAGGAACTATCTTTAGTTTGTTCTGATATACAACTGGGGTATTCTTAACTACCCAAGTAGTCTTTGCAGTTGGGTAGGCTACAGATTGGAAAGTATAAGTACCTGCTCTATTAGTAGTATATACATACCCGTTTTCAGCATTGAAGGTTTCCCCAGTTTCTACTACTTTAACTCGGTAATCATCATCATTACCCGAAATACATTGTATTATTACGGTAGTTTTTGCAGAACCGTTATATAGAGCAGATGTAGATGGATTAATACTGATCCTATATATAGCAGTTTTACCTGAAACTACTTCAAAGATACCCACACCTTCATCAGTTTCTCTTTTATCTAAAGTACATTTAAATTTATAAGTACCATAACTGTTAGCAATAAATTTATCCCCATTCTTGAAAGTCTTAGGATTACCTATTAACCTACAATATAATTCTCCAGTAAATGACTCTGGGTAATTTGAAGTTATGGTTAAAGTAGTAACTGCATCCTTCATAGTTTGATTATTTCTAACTCTAAATTCTGAGGGTGTACATCTTACCTTATAAGTAACTTCTTCTTGGGTTACTACAAATGAAGTTTGTTTTACAGGAAATTCCACAATCTCAAAAAAGTAAGTACCGGGTTTTGTAAATTCCCAAGTTGAGCCCGATATTTTTACTTGATCGGTACCCACTAATCGAACATTACAAAGTTTCTCTGTCCCTTTATAGGATACTCTAGCTATCACCCTTGTACTAACCTTTAAAGTAGTTGGGGTTATTTTACCAGTTATGGACTCACAAGAAATAATATATGAACGGTTATAAGTTTCCTGCCTTACGGTAATTTGGGTTATCTTAGAATTATCCCCAACGCTTCGAAAGTAATAAGTACCAGCCCTTGGAATATTAAATACCGAACCACTTTCATGTTTAGTATAACCCCAGTTAATTCTATCACTCGATATTTGATATCTCAAATCTGCATTCATCCAATCTGAGGTTACAGTTACCAATACTGGTACTTCATATACTTCTGAAGTAACTAAGTTGGGCTGGTCTGGGTTTACCAACTCGGCCTTAATCGAATACCCATCATTTACTACAAAACCGTAATCTATAGTGAAGGATACATGATAAGGTATGAATCTAGTAAAGAAACTTTCTACGGCTTCCCTAAATTTTTTAAAAGCCTCAGAATTAGAAGTATACCCATGACCAGTAAGTTTTAAACTTACGGAAATACATTGAGAACAATCGAAGGTGTTATCAAAGGTATATTTACTATCGTACTGATAGTATTGGTCAAAGTGGGGATGACCTTTTATCCAACCATCATACCCATCGGCTTTTGCTGGGTCTGTTATTACACAGGTTAACCCATATAACCTCATCATGATCTCGAAAAATTCTGATGTACCCCTTATTTTGAAAAGAGATACCGAATATCTCAAGATGTTTCTTACCTGAGTACTGGTTAAAGTAAAAGGTCCCTCTTTGGGTATTATCCAAAGCTTTGATAACTCCTGGAGTTTACTATCCGAGTAGAACCCATTAAAGTACTCTGCCCATTTCTGTGCATCTATCGTGTTCCCATAAGCAAAGGGCATTTCTCCAAGAAATTGCCAAAGGAAATTGAGATACATATCTGGGGTTTTATCTATATCGATAATATCCAATATATTCTCAATATCCTTTGTAATATAATCTTCAAAATGCTCTCCACAAATTTCTAGAAACCTCTCTAAGATGCCTTTACCATTTACCTTATAAGTATCTTGGTCCTTATATTCGAATGGTAAAAAGTCGATTAGATTTTTGAGGTTTATCATTATACTATTTCGTTAACTGTTAATGTTAATTGTGAAGCATTCTCGAATACTGGCAAATTAAAGCCAGGGTCTTCATAATCATGGTTTGGTTCAGATACTGTAATAGAATATCGATAACCCGATTGATAGCTATTGTTTTGGATATCCAATGAGAAATCAAAACCATTAGCTTTATCTATAATCTGAATAGAGCTACCGACTGAGCCAGTAGTTACATAACCATTCGATACTGAACGTACTGTAAAAGTAGTTGAGGAATTGAAGGTTATGTAGTAAGTCATAGAACCATTTGCCTTGTTCAATTTAAATTGGCCAAGGTTTAATTCCTTATTACCATAAATGGTAGTAGGCCAGGGTTTAATATAGAACTTAGTAAGGTGAAGGTAATCTACGGTTGATAGATTATCTATCAGGGCATAGATATCTGATACTCTTACGCTTCCTCCCATTTGAGCTTGCTCCGGAGAATAGGCATTATATAAAGCCGTAAGAATTTGAGTTTGTATCTCTGGAGTCTTATAAGACTTCTTACCAGTAACTTCCATCTCTAGAATAATCTGAACCTTGCCTGCAGATTTAACCTTTAACCAAGTAGTCATAGGTGCTCTTTGAGATAATAGGTTGTATACCCTATTTATTAATTCAGAAGAAGCAACAGCTCCACCATCAGGACTGATATATACTGTAAGCTTTCTACCACATTCATAATCGGCTTTAGCTTTGTTTACCCCATCAACCAACATAGCCAAACTTTCGAAATCCTCTTTGGTAATTGCTACTCCCAAAGTCTTTACACTCAAAGGTATATGTTCCTTAAGCATTATAAAGTTCTCATAGTTTGAACCACCTCCAGCATCATAAGCATTACTTACTGTAGCATCAGTAATTGAAGAAGAGATTATTGAGGGTACAGAAGTAATGGTATCACTCTTTACATTACCTTGAGTACCATTAGTTAAGTAGAATACTACATTGGTTATTTTTGCACCTGCTGCAGGTTTCTTACCGAAGGTTCCATCCCCAAACATTATGTAAGGGTTAAGAGCTTCATCTACTGAAACCATAAAGTGTTTATCCGTTGGCTTTGATTTTGCAAAGGTATCTACCAATACCCAAGTTTCTCCACCTATCTGTAAAGACATAGAGCCTTGTTCATAGTACTTACCATTTGGCAAGGTACCGAGGTGAATTATTACCCTGTCTCCAGTAGGTATTAGCATATTATTAAGAGCACTTGCAGTATACTTCTCATGTTGAATTATAGGTACTTTACATGTTGTTACATTCGAATACCAAGTTACATCCCTAGCAGATAACCAAGAATTACCACTGGAATCTGTAAATAGAGTTCCTTGAGGTATGGTTAATTTAGCTCCAATAGAGTTACCAGTAATGCTTCGAGATAAGATTACATCTACTGTAGCAGCAATTGCTGCTCGAGCATGGTAATCTACCAAAGCTCCATGTTTAACTACCGAATCATACCTTCTTGCAGTAGATAGGAAGGTTTCCCTTGCCATATTATCTACATAATAGTGAAGTACTTCGGCAATTGCCGCAAACAATGAGAGGATGATAATTAAGATATTCCCCTCCGAATAATCCGTTATGAGTTTCTGACCCTGAGGGTCTTTAAGCCCCATAAGGGATTCAACCAGCTTGGCCTTAATCTGTTGATAAGACCTCTGGTATGGGTTAAGCCATTTATTTGTGATTCCCATATTATTGTGTATTTAATGAATTATCTGACCTATCATAGGTGATATCGAGGTACTGACTAGAATTTGTTCCATTTATTACATAAGCTACTTCTATGTGTATTTTTGCATCAACTCTAGTAACTGTGATATTTTGGAAGGTTATTCTCTGTTCCCATGCACCTATGGCTTGTTTTAAAAACTCTTTAATTATAAAACTTAGGGCTTGTGAGTTTGGTTCCTCAATACATTGCCATAGTTTACTACCAAAGTTTTCCTGTCGAAATCTCTGACCTATCATATAATACAATATAGAACTTATATTATCCCTGATAAGTTTAAAATCCCCGTTTACTGGGTACCAACCTCTTTCCCCATTTTCATTAGTTGTAAGTTGGATAGGATAAGTTACACCTATACCAACTAAGTCTGTAAAGTAATTCTTTTCCATTAGTGTATGCAGGTTTTATCCTCATAATCGTCTACAACGAATTGTGAGAAAGGTTTAGTTATTTGAGTTAAAGTTGGGCCAGAAGAACCTGGCCCAGTAGTTACACCTGAGTGTACATGAGAGTTGAACATACTACGAAGTTGTTCTAGTTCTTGAATAGTTTGATTTAGTTTTTCGGTTAGTTGGGCAATATTGATTAACCCATGATTTTCTCCAGTATTTAATATAATGGTATCACCTGAGGATATACTGATATCTTTATTAGCTGATACTATTACGTTAGATTCAGAATAAACCGATACGTCCCCATTAAAGTAGAGATTTAGTTCCCCATTATCATCGTCTATTATAATGAGGTTACCTTCAGGAGTAACTATCCCCATTTTATTTGGACCGTCTAATGGTTGAGGTACTTGATTCATACCCCAACCATGGTATTCCCATAATGGTTTAGTAGGGTCACCAAATTCAAAAGTAATGAATACTATATCTCCTACCTTAGGGGCTAAGAACTTAAACCCACTACTTATTGAACCATGTTGGCCTTTCGGTAAAGCCCAAGCAAAGGTACCTCCCATTACTTCTGGTATACATACTTTTACCCTATTCATCTTCTTTTCGGTATCATTATTATCAACAACTATACCTCGGTATATAGAGTAGTATCTTCCAAGACCCTCTAATCCTTCTTCTGTTATTATCTTTGCAGTTTCATAGCCCATAATTACCTCGCTTCCTTATTCTTTCCTTATTCTTGATATATTCTTTGAATTTCTTTATCTTTATGGCTACTTCCATATAATTGAATTTAACCCAATAATCATCGGGTACTTGAATAGCTTTGATGGTTATCTTTCCGGGTATTACCTTACCTGAAGAAGTAGTTAAACTACCAGAGCTTACAGCTATACCTTCTGCTTTCTCGATTGGAGTCTTAGCTAATACTTCAGTATAGTAAGCCTTCTTTCGAACCATCTCATCCCTACGTTTAACATCCAATACGTTTCCTTCCTTATCCATAATACCAGATTCAATGAAATAGGCCACCTCATTGTAAGTCCAACTCAAATCTAATTCATTGATATTACTTAAAGCTTTCTTATCTTTACCCTTAGAGGTTACAGCATTAACTTTAGCATCATTAGCTACAACCGTTTGAGTAGACAGTCCAGTCTTAGAAGTAGTAGAACCAGCCCTACTCGAATTCTTTACTAACTCTAAATTAGTTACATATCCCTGGCCTGCATCCATAGAGTGGGTACATTGTTTTATATACCAAGGACCAGACCATCGTTTACCAACATTCTCTAATATTAATACCTGAGAAGAGGCTAGTAAGGGTCTTCCAACAACTTGCATCTGACAAACCAGTTTACTCTCTGTATACTTTAAACCACCATTAGCATTAGCATTAGCTGCCCAAGCCCACTTATCTATCCCCCCATATCTACTGAATAGATTATGGTAAAGTTTGTACAGGGGTATCTCAACATTAGCTTTTTTCCAATGTTGAACTTTCACTGTAACGCTATAAATACCCAAACTCTGATTTAATGGGTTTTTATATTTGATAACCGGGGTGTCATCGATCACCATAGTATAAGGGCCTTTCTTTAAAGCCGATATACCTCGATAAACACTTTCTTCATCCTCTAATCCCCAAGCAGTAGCTCCACCCTTGGGAGTATGCTCTGGGTCAAAGTCTCTTGGGTCCAGGTCTTCTATGACCATGTATTCCATTTGTTCTTTACCCTCGAAAAGGTATCTTTCATTCTTGAGGATATTGTATATATTTTCATCTAATGTTTCACCATTAACTACATTCTTAAGGGCAGCATTTAAAGCTGCACGCCTATCAGCCGGAAATTCTTCTCTTTGAATGGTTTTATTTATGATACTTCTTACCTGATCTGTACTAAGTTCATTAAGGAATTTTTCCTTACCTTGTCTATAAGCTTCGGCGGGATTAGAAGCAGAATACTCTGCTACATCTTGATCCCATTTGTCATCTACTTGTTTCCTAGCTTCAAATGAAGCTCTTAAGTTAGGGTCAGTCTTTAGGGTATGATTTAACCTCATCTGCCTGATAGTAGGTATATCTTGGGGATTATTCTCTGCTCCATATTTACCTATTGAGGTTTTCCAATTATTATAATAGACCCCATTATTCTCATTAGCTACTATCTCGGGTAATTTTTCAGTATCATCAATCCCAGTACTTAATACTTCTAAATCTTTACTCTCTGGATTAATAGCGGGAGATAGTGTAGCCTTAACTCTCTTAGTTACTTTTTGAGTAGAAAATTGAACACTAAGTACTTCCCCATTCTCTCCCTGATAAGTATAAACAGTTACTGGTTCTTCATGAAATTTCCTATTATGTATATAAATAACATTATCTCTTGAATCTATATACCAAGGGCCATTAGTATAACCTCTCATCTTTTGTTCTAATTGAACTAAGATATTCTTGCCAACTAATCCGAAGTCACTATTGATTAGGGCCTTCAAATCTTCTGGCATAGCCACTTCTGCTACTCCACTGTACCTATTAGCATAAAGCACCTTTCCAGTAGTAGTACGAGTATTCTCTGTAGGTACCTGTAGTGACTCATATACTTTATTACTTATTATTCGTTGTTCCATTACTGAAAGATTTCTATGATTACACCTACACCATTATCACAACCACCATCTAAATAGGAAGATAAACTATTCTCTGAAGCTTCAGAGAAATTATATGGTGGCTGATATCTTAAATCACCAATAGAGTCTATACACTTGATAGTTACATGGGTACCAGTAGAATCAAACTTTGCCTCAAAATCCCTGACCTTGATAGTTTTAATTGGACCCGATACAAATTGACCGTCTGGGTATATGTATCCCCACTGTAAGCATATCACATTACCTTCTTGTAAAGCCTCTATGTCCACAGTATCGGGATCTCCAGTATCAAATGTAATTGTAGCAAGATTTTCTTTTTCTTCATCATACCTATAATTCCAGGTACTAATATAAGCTCCAAGAGGTATACCAGTAATGGGATTCATTATCGGCATACCTCTAAAATCGAATAGAGCCAAGTATGGTTGGCCCATTCCGTTATATAATATGGGTTTTTGTTTAGCTGCCATAAGCGGGGATTCTTATAAGTGTTCCACTTTCTACCTCTTTAAAAGGGTTTAGTATACCATTAGCTTCTGCAATAAGATACCATTTACCTGAATCCCCATAGTATTTATAGGCTATATTCTGTAAAGTCTCTCCATCCTTAATAGTATGTTGAATATCATTTGAGGATGAAGGTACAGAAACTACTGGAGTTTCTAAAGAGTAATCTCCATCTCCGTAATTTAGAGCATAGGCATTATTATAAGGGCTAGCTCCCGTCAGATATTGGTTAATATCAATCATATTTAATACCTCCCGTCTTTTTAAGTGAATCCGAATTTATAAAATCTCCATAGGATAGATTATATGCACTTACTCTCTTGAAAATCAATTCTTGAGTTGCTGCTGCAGGTAATAACCTACCATTACCAAAGGTAGCTGGCTTTCCAGGTACCCTTATCCTATAACCATTCTGAAAGTTCTTCAGAGTATAGGTTGCTGAAGTAAGGATGTAATAGTGATTATCAAATATACCCGAATCCCCCCATTCTATCTTAACAATAGGCGGAGCCGATTGATAACCGTTAGCTTTAGTCCAGGCCTCTAATAACCTACACTTATTAATTACCTCCTCTGGATTCTCTGGGTCATTACAGTACCAAGATACATTGAATTGAATGATGTCCTCAGCACCAGTAAAGTGATACATAGGAGTATTCCTTCCCATGGATTTGATAGTTGCCCATGTGGTTTCTCCCCTGAAGTCCAACTCTGGAGGTCTATTCTGTAAGGTAATATACTGAGTAGGGTTAACAGTCATATTATATATCCTTACCTCATTCTGATATATGATATCAGCTTTAGCCTCAAAGTTTCTGTAATTAGTGGTATTCTTATTCCCTTTTGCTGGGTCTACTCCTTCACCTTCTTCTAATCTTGGAAATTGTAATTCCATTCTCCATTTAGCCTGGAGCTGTTTGTTTAGGGTTGGATTCTTAGATGATATTTGAGCTTCTCCAATTACTCCATTTGGGTCATAGAGTTTACCCTTTTGAGCATCATCCTTTGGAAGAGTAGAAATAGTTCGATTGAGTAATATCCGAGCTCTCCATAGTTTATTTAAGGGACCCGTAAGAACTCCTGCGGTATCCCTTGTAAGGTCATTATATTTTTCAACGACCTTACCTGCTGCTTTATTTAATACTCTAGCCATAGTGTTTTAATTTTATAATCCTAATGCTACACCAGTATAATCTTGCTGAGAACCCAAAGAGTAATCCCCCAATATCTCACCATCTACACTGATATTAATCTTACCGTCTTTTAACCCATCTCTAATAGCTGCTCTCATTGCATTCAAGAACCTTTCTTCATTCTGAGCTCTGATTGCAGATGGGTCTTCTTTATCTTGGGCATTAGTATTCCTATCTACTGAATCAATAAGTCTACTACCTACTTCTATTAGTAAAGGTAAACCTACGGTAATAGCTAATCCCCAGGGTCCACCAATTAACCCTAATAACCTACCCCCTACCGAAGCTAAACTTCTAGTAGCAACAGTTTTAGCAGCTTGTTTACCAGCTTGATTAGCTACAGTACCTCCAACTACACCTCCAATGAGTGAAGTAGCGGGAGACATCCCAGGGTTTGGAGTCTTAACATATCTACCAGTTTGGGTATTATAAAATCTACCAGCTCTATTCATACTAACTCCCCCCATCATCATCTGCAATTGAACCATAGTCCTCATGAGATTTACCATACTTATCATATGGGCTTCCATGATAGCAAATTGGGTGTTCGTCTTAATAGCTGCTGCAGACATACCCTCAGTAGAAGCCGTGGCAATAGTTTGTAAATATCCAACCGACCTTATAATACCTCTTACAGTATTAAACCCTGCAACAATGGTACCAATTACTACTGCTGTAGCCCCTACTCTAAGAGCAAAGCTACCAGCCCAAGTTTCAGAGATAGAATTTATTACGTTGATGATAGAATTACCCATATTGAGTACTGGGGTAAATATTCTACCCAAAGCCGCTCCTGCAGTAACGGTTAAGTTTTCTAGACTTGATTCGAATTGGTCAATGACACCCGCATCGGTTTTAAGACGTTCTTCATTAAGTCTATTTACTGCCCCCATGTTTTGGTCATAGGTTGCAAGTATCTTACCCATCTTATCTCTACCAGAAGCAATATCTCTAAGTACTGGAAGCATGCCCCGATTACCACGAACACCAAAGATATTGAAGAAGGTTGGTGTTTCTATCCGTGAAGGTAAGTCTACTGCCGCCTTGGCAAATTTCTGATAGATAGTGTAAAGATCTATAAGGTTACCCTGAGCATCGAAAAACTCATCAGGACTTAAGCCCAAGTCTGCTAAAGCGTTATAGCCTTTCTTTTTTTGATTAACAAGAGAGAGTTGTAAGTAACGAATCATATTAGCTAGTGAAGTACCTGCCATAGAACCCTGTATACCCATATCTCCCAATACACCGATGGCAGCAGCCGTTTGCCGAAGATCTACTCCAGCAGTTGCCATATCTGCTCCTGCATAAGATATGGACTGGGCTAAGTCTGTCAAAGATATATTTGCATTAGTAACTGCAGTATATAAGTCATCGGTTACTCTAGCGGCTTCTCCCATTGGGATTTGGTACATTGACATGATATTAGTCATCAAGTCAGCTACACCACCTTTCTGTCCCACTGGCATAGTAAAGATTGAAGCCAGCTTAGATGCTGGCCCAATCATTTCTTTAATAGCATCGAATTTATTACCTGCCATAGCCAGGTATCTTTGTCCTGATGCAACATCCGAAGCAGTAAGAGGAGTTATCTCATTGACATCTTTTGCCAATTGTAACATCTCTCTTTGTTCTGCAATGGTAGCACCGGCAATTTTCGAAGCAGTCCAAACTTCATTCTGAACACCCGCAGAGTATTTATAGGCCCTTGCCATTCCCCCTACGAGCTGCATTCCGAAGTCCATTGTATTAGAAGCTGACATCTGTATACCTCTATTCCAGGTACTCATGTCATTCATCATAGTTCTGAATGACCCAGATATCTTGCCAGCCTCTTGAGAGAATCGGTCTTTTAATACCATGGCAACACCGACCTCTACTATACTCCTACTGGTATTCATAATTTATTTTCTTTTCTTTAATTGTTTATAATATTGTTCGGCCATTTCCTTAAATATTTTCCTGATTCTATACGGAAGACGTAAAAAGCCGAAATAGTCTAAGGCTATCTCGGCTCTGGTGATATAAACAAAATCACTCTCTAACATTACTCTTCCGTCAGGTAGAAAAAATTGGGTGCCCAAACTATAGGATAAGTTCTTTCTTCTCCAGTTAAGGGATTAGTAATATGGGACTCTCCCTTAAAGATAGGGTCAATAGAGATTATATACTTTCTCATCTCAGCCATATCCTTTGCAGTAAAAGGAGTAAAGTTTTCTACCTTCTCCCAATTACCGTCTACTTCTAAGTAAAGATTCCGACAAAGTAAGGGGGCATTCTTAGTTTGTTTATCCAAGGGTAACTTCATGAACTCTTGTTCTCCCTTACCAGTCATACAATCAAATTTGATTTTCTTGCCCGATGAAAGAAGGTATTCATGACCGGTTAATTGAATACCCTTTGGATAATAAGGGATGGCATCTGGTTTTTCATCAAATACCCTATTATCAGTGGGTACTTCTGAATAATCGAAAAGGAACTCATGAAGGTCTTGGCCATAAGTAACTTTACCACCGTTCTCTTTACCCCAGTCATATTCAAATTCTACTTCCTCTCCCAGTGAGAATATACGAGAATTGAAAATAATTGCATAGCGGTCATTGACTGGTAGATTGAGAGCATCATCAACGGTTAGCTTACCGTTAGGAGTGGCATTAGTTCTAATTACGATTGCTGCAATGAACTTGGTAAGGTTCATTAAAGTTTTCATGTCTGAAAGGTTACTGAGAATGTCTTCATCAGCTCCATTCTGTTCTCTAATTTCATATTCGAAACCAGAGGGTCCGGTAAATCTAAATGTTCTAAATTCCATAATTTTGATATATTTAATGTTTACAAATGTTCATAGTACTCCGTATAACAACAAGAAAGGGGTGAGCTCCTATCACAGGAATCCCACCCCTCCACCGAATCTTAGTGAAAATAGACTAGGGAATCAGTATTTGTCTGCAGTACCCACCGAGAACTCTATGGACTCTATGGTATTCTCTGAAGCCATTCTGTCCAAGTCTAAGCCGGTAATCTTACATGGCCATACCTCTTCGAAGACGTGGGTATTAAGAACCGAAACTCCATCTTCGGCAAGTTCGTTTACAATAGCCGTTTCCCAATATTGGCTTGGTACTAAGCCACCACCAACTATATGGTCTTGGCAAGAATAGAGCCAGTCATGAAGCCAGGTATCTGAACCTGCAGTAGTCATAAGTTTCTCTACGATAAGATTACCTATAGTAACCCTACCAGCAGTTTTAACATCTCTATTGACATCCCCATGAGCCACCTGGTCAATCTCAATATCAGGCAAAGTACAACTTTGGAATAGATAAGTATTGATAGGGTGTTTGGGGAACATGATACTCCACAGGAATTTCTTCCGGGGATTTTTTACTTTTGCTCCCATCGTTATATGTTTATAGGTTATTACTTGTTTCTACAACTGATACCGACTTAGAAGCAGCATCAATTACAATCTCCATAGTTACCTCTTGCATAGGAACTACGTCTTTATACTTAAGGATAGCACGATATTTACCTTGACGGGCATCTGCTTCGTTATTTACGAAAAGATCATCCCAAGAAGTTGCATCCTGGTCACCCATCCAAGTATATTCTGTCATGGCATCTTCATCTACCAAAGAATCTAATGTAGGTTTAACTTCCAACCAAATTCTTTTCCAAGTTCCCCAAACGTTGGGTTCTTCCAAGTATTTGTTAAATACTGGACGAAGGAACTTCTTCAAATACAAATTCAATCTTACGATTGAAAGGAATCTTTCTGAATCCTGTTTTACCTGAGAAGAGAAACAATGCCATAGCATGGTTTGTTTACCGGCATCGGGAGTATCTTTGATTACCATCTCATTGATACAATTCTGAGCAAGTGTGTTCAGTTCATTATATCGAGAAGGAGAACCATAATTTGGACATACGGGCCCAACTGCATCTCCAATAACTCCTCGGTTCATACCAGCAAAGGATTTCCAAGGACCATATTGAGTAGCAGAAGCATCTCCCAAACCTGCAATGGTACCCACTACATCAGAATCTTGAAGATTGCCGTTCTCATTGTAGTACTTAAGGCCACCTCCAAAGTAAGCAATGTACTTGGAATTACCCACGGTACCAAGACAAGTCTGTACCCAAGTAACCTGAGCTTTATAGTCTCTTGGTTGAGTACCCTGGGTGTAATGGGTTAAGTGTTTTGGGACTTCTATGTACAGTACCCATTCCATCAATTCTTTTGCCATATCTGCAGCAGCCTTATATACCTTGAGTACGTCAGCATCAGTAGTAAGGTGTTGAGAGATATGGGAAATGAATAATTGGTAAAAGTCAGTGTAGTCCCTTACTAAATCCAATGAAGCGATCCATTCATCAGCAGTAGGGTTAGAACCAGCACTACCTATGGTACCGGTAAATAGTTTCTCGGTATCTGAAGGAGCTGCTCCCCCAACTGTTACAGTAACGGCATTTTTTGTACCATCTACACTATCGGTAAGCCATTTGATTAAGTTCTCAAAAGATGAACCAGCAACTACTACCGGTTTGATATACTCTGAGTTCTTAGCAAAGGCACTAAGAGCAAGGTAATCTACCGAAGTATTATTGTTATCATCGGCAGTTTTATAAGTTACTACCGGACCTTGTTCAAGTACCTGGCCATTGCCTGAATAGATTCTATAATACAAGGTATTGGATTGTTTATAGAAACCTACCTGGAAGGTATCAGTACTACCGATTGGGTCTCCATAACCTTTGGTTACCAATCCCAAACTATAAGTAGTTCCCCCAGAAGCAATGGTTATCAATGCTGCAGGAGTAGCAGGGTCTGGAGTAGCAGAAGCAGGTGCTATACCTTCCTCTTCGGATTTAGCAACTGTTTTAGCTTTACCCGCAGTTGCAGCTACTGTACCTTGAGTAGCTCCCTTACCAAGCACTCGAATAACACGAAGCTTAGAACCACCTTGCAAAGCCTTTTCGATATTTGATACAGAACCATCGGGTACAATTTCAGAACCATAGATTCTTTGGAACTGAGAGAATGTAGAGATGATTTCTGATGGGTCATCATAAGGGCCCTTAGTAGTTCTAGCCAATACACAAGAAACTCCTAACATAGGAGTAGTTTGAAGAACATTGTTGTTCTTAAACTTAAAATCAACATGAGGTGAAGTTGGCATAATTCTATTGTGATTAAAGTTAATTACTTGTTTAATTTATACCCTAGAGTATTGTACCTATACCTTAGGTACTTTTAACTCTAACATTTCATTTTCGTTTTGTTCTAACAATCCAATAAGAACTGATATATCCTTGATGGGTGTAAGAGTACCTTCTCCCAAAGCTTTTTCTGGAAGAATACCGTCTTTACATACATAAGTGTATACCTTCTCAAGTATACCATGTTCTACATCTGGATGGTCATAATAATTACCAATCTCAATGAATAGGTTTCCGGTGGGAGCAAGCCTGCCCTTTTCCCATTCCTCTAAGTCATTGAAGTATGGTCTCACGTATCCTCTAGCAGGTAAGCCAGTATATAAGATTGTATGTAGCAACCTCATATCGGCTTGTGTTTGAGAAACTAGATGTACATCTATAGTAATATCTTTTGTTTCATAAGGAAACTCTGAAGCTTGGTAATTACCATCCTCAAGTTTATCACCAATGATGTATTTATTCACACCAATATCTCCAGCATAATAACCCTGTAGTTCTATGGTTATTCTTGGGAGAGTCTTTGGGCCTTTTACTTGATTATTCCCTATACCAAAAAGTGGTATAAACTTCTTCATACCTTTGATTGCCTCTTGAAATCTTTTTTCGTTTTCTTGAGACAAAGGTAAGAAGTCTTCTGGGTTTAAGGTAAGACCCATTTCTAACATTGTACTAAGTAGAGAGATATAAAAAGTTCTTTCTACTATTTCTTCTGAGTTTACCATTAAAGTCCTAATCTAATATTTAACTGAACACTTTGATTGCCATTGTCATTAATATACCCATTATAAGTTACCTGAATACCTCCAAAACCACTCATTATGGTTTGTAAATGACCAACACAATTTAATTCACTAACCCATTGAGTAGCAATATTTAAAGGATAATCGGTAAGCCATACTTTAAAGGGTATTGGTTCTGAACCAATACCTCCAGGGAATTGACCCTTTATTGTCTTACTTATATCGGTTATCTTAAATTGTTTTACAAATTTAGCAACTTGAATACCGTTGATAAGGTAATACTGATAACCCTTTACATTACTAATCTGAGCAGTACTAGTATTTTGACCAGGGTTTGGGAATGGTATATTCGGAGTTGGTTCAAAGCCATACTTAGTAGTTCTAATACCTGGAGATTGAGTTATATTTAAAACTATCTCTAGGTTAGGTTCTTGCTGTGAGATAATCTTAACCGTAGTAGTTCTTTCTAATGGGTCATAGTTACTTGGGTTGTGATCTTGATTAGTAGATTTAGTTTTGATAATAAGCTTACCTGCAGCATTAGCTTCCCCAATTTCTTGGGTTACCTCTAACCAATCGGATGAGCTTTCTAATTTCCAATCTACAGCACGGTATTCATCTTGAGGCTCATTACCTATAAACTTCTGTTGGTAACTATATACCCCTATTTCTAGAGTCTCACCCTTTTTAGTACCATCGAAAGTATGGGAAGTAGTTTCCGGAGTGATACTAAAATAAGTTCCCCAGGTCTCTACTATTTTAGGAGCAGCCTTTTGTATCAGAGTTACTTCCCTTTCTACATCCTGAACTACTACCTTGAGGACCTGCTCTTTTAAGGTCTGTTCTGTATTTACTGCTTTCGGTTTTACACGAATGGTAGCAGTACCAGTTCCTGATAGTGAAGATATTTCAAAATCTACTGCCATTATATAATCCTCCTTATTTCTTTTCTAACTTCATTACGTATTTCCTTTTGTAAGGCAGCTTTTCCACCAGCAGCCTTAAATGCAGGAGCCCAGAGAGGACGAGGTGGTAAATTACCATCCCTGCTACCATATTCTAACATGATAGCTATCTGGTTCAAGGTTTTTCTAGAAGTCTTACCAGTATAAGTAATCTTCTTGATTCCAATTGGTAATCCAACAAAAGTCCGTTTTTTACCCTTTACTAAAGTAACTGATCTAGCATACTGACCAGTAAGGTGTAACATAGTGTGATCCCCATATTTTTTAATGGTTCCTGGAGCATGGGGTGGCCATGATACTCCTGAACCTCTTGGTGGAACACCCGTATTCAAACTTCGTCTTACTATACGAAGAAGTTGATTACCAAATTTTTCTGTACCCTTCGCATAACCTTTGGTTAAGATACTTGGAGTTTTGGCAATCAACCTTTCTGCACGAGCTTGTTCTCGTTTGTCTACGTATATTTCTAGAGAGCCAACTGGAGTCGATAGTGTAATATTAACCGACTTACTTGGCATAATTCTTATTTATTATTTGGGTTTATCTAATCCCAACTCCTGAGCAATCCTTTGTAAAAGAGTTTCTTGCGTGGTTATCCGTTGATCGATATATTGCCGAAATTCATCAAACTCCGGAGCAGGTCTACTTGGAGCAGATTGGGATTGATTAATTGAATTGAGAATATTATCACATTCAGAAACAATTGCCTCAAACTTTGGTCGATTGTTAAGTATATTTAAGGCATTTTGTTTTTGTATAGTAACCTCATTAATTATATTCACTATATCGGTAGTATAATATACCCCATTATAAATACCCTCATCAGATTGTGAAGGTAGGTATATTGTAAGCTGTGATACAGAATCTTGGATCACTAATTCGATACTGTTAACAAAGCCATCTTTAGTACCGGATGCCATGGGTTTACTCTCGCCTACCTTCACAATCTTTGCGGTATCGAAAATGGGATAACCAGACCTCCTGTCTTTCTCTAAGGTAAAGATTACTTCACCCTTTTGTAACTTTTGGAAAATCAATGTTCTTTCGTCCATAATCATTTTCTTTCTATTTATTAAATTTAAACCAAATGAAACTGCACCCGGATTCTTTTGCATGAAGTCTACCAGGTTTAAGAATTGATAGTATCCAGATTGATTAATGAGTACCTGAGCTTTGTTTGCTACTTCTTGTGCAATCTCTATAGTGGGAGCCGGTAGAGCTAACTGTATCTTAAATTCGGTGAGTTGTTCTTTTTCCATAATTCCTTAGTTCAAGTGGTTAAAACGAAAAAGGAGTACACCCCTGATAGATGTACTCCTTTCTAATCATCCTGGTATGACAATTGGTTATGCCGTTGTAGTACCTCCAGTAGTCTTCAGAGCTGCAACCACTTGGTTGATAATGTTCTGGTCTCTCTGGGCATCTACCACTCGGTTCAAACGGGCAATCTCCTGGTCCTTTGCAGTGTTCTCAATGAGACATTTGATTTCCTGTGTTGTCCATTCTTGATGTCACAGCAGCAACCATCGTTACAACCTCTTTCCGCGATTACAACGCCATCGCCGGCACCTTTTACTTCTACTCCCATAATTGTAAGGTTTTAAAGATTAATAGGTTAATTATACATTAAATACAGAATGGTGTTGTATTTTTATTACACCAAATTAAATACGTATTCATAAGTAATTGTTACAGCATTCTGAGTAATATCAAGTGTAAGTTTTTTACCTGATTCACTTTGAGTAACTGTAACCGTAGCAGATCTTGATGATTCTTCGGTATTCTCTGAAGCTTTACTTGATACAGTCTTACCACTAACTGTAACGGAAGACCAAGAGGGAGTACCAGACAAATTTACACCTACATCATAAGTATCTGAAGTTTCGGAACCATTAATTACTTTTTTCTTATAGGATATAAAAGTCTTAGATAAAGTATCCCCTGAAGCAGCATGGTGAATGGATTCACTTGCACCAGCACCATTCCAATAAAAGTAGTAATTATAACTTACACTAGCACCACCCTGAGTAATATCTACATAATCAGAAGCCCAATCATAGTTAGCAAAGACTCTAATAGACCTACTACTTGTACTGGTATTCTCAGAAGCCCTAAGTGTAGTACCTGATAGACTAAATCCTGAGGTACCATCGGTACTTAAACTTGGAGTAGCCCTATCAGAGCCATCCCTTGTATTTGAACCTGAGGTATAGTTAGCATACCTGGGTCTACTTGCATTGGGGTACAAAGTTACACTACCTCCAGTATTACCGATGGTATAAGAACTTGCCGTTAAGCTTACACTCCAAGAACCATAGGTATACCCAGTAAATTCGTTTGCTGCCTGGTATACTGGTACACTTACAGATTTGGTTTTACCATTTAGTGATAAGGTACCAGTAAGGGTTCCTACCTGGGTTCTAGATTTAACCGTAGTTCCCAAAGAACCTGCACTAACTGCAGTACCATAACTAATGCTAGCACCGCTTGTAATCGTACCTCCTCCCGTTGTAGAACCATTCCATCCCCAGGTCTGGGAATAAGTTGGCAAAGTAGTAAATGAACTTCTTGTACCTCCACTTGCAGGTATATCGGTTACAGCTCCACCACTAGCAGTAATTTCACTATAAGTCTTATAACCTGCAGATTGAGAACAAGATATGGTTACTTTCTTATTAGTTTCTGCTTGGGTTAAAGTTACGGTACCACTTCGTGTACTGGTAGAAGTATTATTACCCATAGTTACAGAAGTACCACTTCCAGATACACTACCAGAGTTGGCTCTAGTATAAGTTAAAGCAATTTGGTTACCATAATTATGCCCATTTCTCAATTCTTGCTTGTAAGAAGTAACGGTAAAGGTTTTAGTACCTCCCGTAGCCCCAAATGACATAGAGGTAGGTGATACACTCCAACCATAACTCCAAGATTGAGAGGCCGCTGCTTGAGTGAAGGTTAATTTAAAAGTTTTACCCGATTCATACTGTGTAACAAGAGTATTGGAATCCGACCGAGAGGTTAATCCCAAATTCTCTGAAGCAGTCCACCAAGGAGGTGCTGAAGGATGATTAGCTACCCATGCGGGTTTATTACTAATAACATAATTTACCGTAATTTCAGACCCATTAGCTACCCCATCCCAATATTTCTGTTTTGTAGAAATAAAACCAAACTCCTGATTAGAAGAGCTTGGGTTACCCAAAGCATCGAAGCTTACACTACTGTATCTAGTAGTAAAAGTATACTTATAGGTTACCTTATGAATATCTTCGAGTTTGACACATTCATTATTTCCATAGGAACTGGCATTGGATAGTTCCAACCCCACATAATTCTCCCCGGTTCCTGTCGAGGAGAGTGCTAACAATTCAGCCTTGGTAGGGCAGTCATTTCCTGTCTTACCAAGGCCTACTTTAGTTTTGACAGCACTCCAGGTTGCTATCTCTCCCATGATTATTTATTTTTAAGTTCTTGAATCTCAGCCTTCAAAGCCTTAATCTCATCGTAGAGAAGTTTAATACCTTCAATTGCCAAAGTTGACATCTTGTGATATTTAACTTGTTTTACGAGTACATACTCTTCCCCATTGATTTCCAAAGTTTCGAATTCCTCTGGATTAGGTACTGTAGATTTCTCTACTGGAACTTCCTCTACATATTTACCAAATCCCAATCCCTCAAGATTCTGAGCAATAGTTCCCTCGTCCTCTTTACCAAGCATTTCGAATGACTTAGTTGGTATCTGGCAAATCTGTTCCAGAGTATGATTCAAATCCTTAATATTAGATTTGAGTCGAACATCTGAAGACTCTTTGAAGAAACCGGAAGGAGCAGTAGTCTTAGCAAATACTACCTGGTCGGTAGTTGCCAAACTCAATTGAGCTCTAGTTACTACGTGAGGATTATCTTTTCTACCAGCATGGCTATTGATAGAAGTCTGAGCAGCAGTACCTGCAGCCTTAGCATCAGCAATAGCAGTAGCTTGAGCAGTAGATACGGGCTTATTAGCATCGGAAGTATTATTAACATTACCCAATCCAACCTGAGTTTTATTAACTGTATGAGGATTAGATTTATTGGCAATGTGATTATTTACCTTAGTTTCTAATGCAGTTACATCTGAACCAGTATCAGCAATCAAATCGTCAACGTAAGTTTTCAATTCTGTACGAAGAGCATTGATAGCATTAGTTCTATTGGTAATCTCATTTGCCAACCCCTGTACCGTATTATCCAAGTTAGTCTTATCAGCTGCAGTCATTACACCTGCAGTAGTCTTAGTTGCTGCTGGTATGGTGACATTCACATCTGTACCTCTACTATATGAGCCCTCTTCGGTATTCTTTACCCATCTAGAATACTTTAATCCGAGATTATTCGTATTTTGGGTAACACCGTTTATTACCGTCATTATCTCCTGAGGTAAACTATTGATTAGTTTATCATGCTCATTATCTTTTGCAATACGAGCCTTTTGTTCATCCTCTATGGCTTTCGGTAGGGTTTGATTAAGTTTTATTACACTTTCTGCCTCCATCAAACCGGCTTCTTGAGTAGTGGCATTGGTTAGTGGAATAAGCATCCCCTCAGGCTGATCTATGTAATGACCCTGGTCATCTAAAGAAGAATAATTACACTGAATAATTATATTCCTCTTGTTTCTGTTAGCTATTGAAATATTACTGATTAAATTTCTAGGCATACTAGATACCACATCCTCAAGATGTTTACCTCTACTACCCTCGAAAGCAGTACCTGCAATTTCTCCAATAATAAGGGAAGAAGTGTTACTATCTACGAATTTAGTACCTGACCAACGGAATTGATAAGGAGGTTCCCCATTAGCAACATTAATGTATATCTTACCAGATTCTCCAGTTACCGGAGTTTGGTGAGTAGCATCAGTATACAACTGAACATTAGTAAGACCTCCAGTAGAGCTTACTTTATAAGTAGCGTATACCTCGATTACATCGTCTACATATGAAGGCAAATGGTTAGCTGGTACCAATCCATTACCATCCAATGGAGCAAACCCATCAGCTTGTCCCTTAGTTGCTACAAAGGCATCATGCTTGGCTTCTAGAGTATCAATGTTATTCTGCAGTTTAGTATCAAGGGCAGTATCAGCATCTTTTCTATCTTGAATCTCTTTTTCTAAAGCAGCAGTCTGAGAATCTCCCAGATTCTTGATAGCTGTATCGATTGCCTTTTGTCTATCCTCAACTTCCTTAGCAATAGCATTGGGCAAAGTCTCATCAAGATTAATCTTATCTTGGGCAGTCATTACACCTGCAGTAGTCTTAGTTGCTGCTGGGATAGTACCCATTACATATCTACTACCATTAACATAGACACCAGATTCTGAGTCTAGTTTAGCTCCAGCATGAGTAATGGTGACCTCAGAATCTGAAATTTCTAGATTGCTCCCAGAAGCAAGTACAAAGGATTCTGGGAGAGAATCAAATAACTTCTTATCGGCTGCGGTTTGTACACCAGCCGCTTTATTCGTCGCAGGAGGTATATTTAGATGACGTATAGCATTTTCAATGGGATTATCTTCATATACTCCAGTATCGGGATTTATAGTAGATAAGTCCAAATAAATATCTACCATGTTATGGCGTTGAACTCTTCCATTAAAACCTCGAATGATATTTGAGGGAAGAGAATCAAACAATTTCTTATCTGCAGCGGTTTGTACACCAGCTTTTTCTGCAGTAGAAGCAGGTAAAGTAATTGGATTCTGTTCTACAGTACCATCCTCAATTACAGTTTTAGTAGCAGCAATGCCTATTGAAGTCTCATTTGGAGTTACATCCCCAAGAGCAAAGTTAACAGTAGTAATTCTATCTAACTCTACCTTATCCTTAGCAGTCATCGTACCGGCTTTAGTATCTGATGCCTGAGGCAAATCAAAGGTTTCTGTAGTATCAGCCTTCAGACCATTATCCTTAGTTACGGTTACGGTTACTTTACTTGCATCGGAATCAGCCGATATATCTGTAAGGGCATTTTCATCCAACCCATCCAACTTAATCTTATCTGCTGCAGACATGACTCCTGCAAGAGATTGGGTTACCGGGAGAAGTTCTTTAATGGCCTCATTGGATTCTCCGTATTGGTTGTTAGAAACGTCCTTAGTAGAAGTATTTACCTTGAAAGTAAGTTTAGAGTCATCTCTACTTATTTCACTTACACCAGTAACCATGGTATTAGGTAAAGCATCAGAAGTTGCTTCCTCGGCTACCAACCTTTCTTCGTGATCATTGGTAATATTGGTAAATTTGTTATCCAAAGATGTATCTGCATCTATTCTATCTTGGATTTCTTTATCGATACGTTTACCAAGAGCGGTGTCTGCAGCAATACGAGCAGCTTCTTCTGCATCGATATTATCTTGAAGAACTTTATCAGCAGCCTTTCTCTCTTCACTCTCGGTATTAAGGTCAGAAGTATTCTGATCAATCTTTGCTTCCAACCGAATATCTTCAGCTTTACGAGCAGCAATTTCGTTATTTAACAGATCCGTAATGGCCGTATAATTACCATTGATATTATCCTGAATACCCTGGATTAATTCCAGGTTACGTTGGATATTAGCAGTATTCTGAGTTACCAGAGCATTAGTAGCATTCAGGGAAGTTAACAACTCTGTACGAGTTTCACTTACAAAAGTTCTCAGCTCATTTACCGTAGTAGTAAGAGTATTACTCAGGTTAGTGAATGATTGTTGTAAAGTATTATCTCCCTGTTCTCGTAAGTTCTTTTCGGCTTCAAGCTTATTCTCCAACTCTGTAAGCTTAGCAGTCATAGTTGCTGCAAAGTTGGGATCATCACCGAGAGCCTTAGCAATCTCTGCCAAAGTGTCCAATACTTCAGGGGCTGAACCAATAATCTTTTGGATTGCAGCCTCTACTTGTTCTGCATTCTGAAAGTCAGAATCGTTTAATAACTCTGATACCTTAGTGATGTAGTTTGCATGTTCTTCAATGTCATCAAGTTTAGCATATAGCAAATCCGTGAAGTCATTAGAAGAAAGTACTTTACCATCTACTTTATCTACCTTCTTATTATCCAGTGCTTGGTCGGCAGCAATCCTATCTGCCTTCTCTTGAGCAAGAGCATTACTGATAAGTGTATCTTGATTAGCTCTATCAGTTGCTTCTTTATCAATATTGGTTTGAAGTAGAGTATCTCCAGCTAAGCGGTCATTCTTTTCGGTAAGGATATCCTTATTAATACCAGCCATATCATCCTTGTGATTCTGAAGGTTGGTATCAATCTTGGCCTCAAGAGAAGTCTCTTTGGCAATTGCTCGGTCTTTCTCTGCATTAATAGCAGTAGTGTTGGCATTTACCTTTGCTTTTAGTTCATTCATAGCATCGGTATTACCTGCCTCTAGAGAATCAATACGAACTCCCAAAGCATTATCACCAGCAATACGATTTTCCTTTTCTTGTTCAAGCTTAGTGTTAATATTAGCTACTTCGGATTTCAAAGCTTGTTTGGTATTATCCAACTTAGCAGTAAACTCAGTACTCAAAGCTTTATCAGCTGCAGTACGGTCTGCTACTTCTTTATCTAAGTTAACCTGGAGAACTTGGTCGGCAGCCTTTCTTTCTACACTCTCAGTATTAAGGTCGATATTGAGAGTATCGATACGAGAACTCAAGGCACTATCAGCATTAGTACGATCAATGATTTCTTCGTTAATCATATCCTTAACTTCCTTGTAGTTATCACCTACAGTCTTAGTTAAGTTTGTGATTGCCTCTGAATTTCTTTCAATACTATGTTGGTTAGTGGCAATAGCAGTAGTATTTGCATTTACCTGCTCAGTAAGCTCATTACGCAATGTATTGATAGACTCTTGCATACTCAATGCCAAGTCTGAAATACGTTGGTTAACGTTAGCCAGACTTTGAGTATAGGCTTCATCTGCAGTCTTTCTTTCGGCAATCTCTTTATCCAAGCTAGATTGAATTGCGGCATCTGCATCTTTACGGTCTTGGATTTCCTTGTTAAGATTGTCTTTTACAACTCCAAGAGCAGCATCACCAATAGCAGACTTATTGTCTACATATTCTTTCAGTTTAGTTTCAAGAGCTGTATCAGCATCCTTACGAGCTTGAACTTCAGCAGCTACCTCAGCACTGTTTGCCTCATCACCCGCAATTCGGTCTTCGATTTCTTGGTTAACCTGTTCTGTGATTGCAGCCAATTTCTTGGTAATGGTAGCAGCAAAGTTGGGGTCATTTCCAAGGGCATCAGCAATTTCCTTAAGAGTATCAAGTACTTCTGGAGCAGAACCAATAATCTTTTGGATAGCTGCATTTACCTCTTCCTCAGTTTGGAAACCAGAATCGTTGATAAGCTGAGAAAGATGCGTAATATAATTTGCCTTTTCCTCAATTCCATCAAGTTTAGCTTTGAGTATATCGGTAAAGTCATTCTTAGTCAAAGAATAGCCTTCACGTTTATCTACTTTCTTAGTATCAAGATCTTTATCACCTTTTTCTCTAGCAGCAGCCTCGGCAGCAATAGCATTAAGCAATTGCTCCTTGTCTTCTACACCCTGCTCTTTTACATCTTCGATTTTGTGTTCAAGAACTAAATCCTGAGCAGCACGAGTAGTAGCCTCTGAATCGATATTGTTCTGTAATACTTGGTCTGCAACAGTACGAGCCTGAACTTCTTTATCAATATTACCTTGAAGAGCATTATCTGCATTGGTACGGTCTGTTACCTCTTTAGAGATTTCATTGTGAAGAACTTGGTCCTCAGAATGACGGTCTACCTTCTCTTGGTCAATTTTACCTTGAAGAGCTAAAGTATCTGCCTGGCGATTAGTGATTTCTTCGTTAATCTTAGAATCCAGTACAGTATCTGCGTTAGTACGATTTGCAGTTTCTTCTGCAATCTTTGACTCAAGGGATGCCTTATCATTGATATGGAGAGTTTTAAGGTCATTTACACTTTCCTTAATCTCATTATCGGCAGCAATACGTTCATCTTTTTCCTTTTGGATAAGGTCCTTGAGTTCCTTCTCAAGTTCACCATTACCTTGATTTACCTTATCTTCAAGGTCTTTGATGTCTTCGGCATTCTTATCTACCTTCTTCTCAACTCTGTCGATTTCAGCTTTTAAGTCTGCCTTAACCGTATCAATCTTCTTATTGATTTGGTCTAACCCATATTCGAGGTTATCCTGAACTGCGGCTACTGCAGCACCCAAGGCAGCTTCAGCTTCCTTAGCCCGATTAACCTCTTCAGTTAAGGCAGTACGAAGGTCAGTTAATTTATTAGTGATAGTAGTTGCAAAGTTGGGGTCATTACCCAAAGCTTCTGCTAACTCTTTAAGAGTATCAAGAGCATCATCTGCACCATCAACCAAATCACTAATCATCTGTTTAACTTCTTCCTCAGTTTGATACTTTAAGTCATTTTCAAGCTGAGATACCTTAGTGATGTAGTTTGCATGTTCTTCAATGCCATCAAGTTTAGCTTTTAACTCATCAGTGAAGTCATTCTTAGATAAGTCATATCCTTCCTTCTTATCTACCTTATTTTTGATAGAAAGTACGAAAGCCCAGAACTCATTTATAGTTCCCCCAAAGCCAGCACGAACAAAGTCATCATAGTAACCCTGTAACAACCGCTGGTCAATCTCTTCGCAGGTGTAATATTTACTTACATACATATTTATAAAATTTAAGGATTAATTACTGAACGTTGACGACCCAGTAAGAATTCCGAATCTATATCCCTGAATGGTTCTCCCTCTGAACCACAGAAGGCATTCATTGGTATATTCGGATTTTCTGGATCTACATCTCCACCGTCTTCTATATCCCCCCGTATGCAAGCATAATCGGGAAGCTTATTTACACGGAATTTCATTACCTGGCCTATACCAGGATGAGGTATTATTTTATCCCAGATATCACCGAAGTAATCTTGAAAGCAGGTGACAAATTTGTTTCCGGTCATCGATTGAAATGCCGTTACATCGTTGCCATTACCTTTCATTTCAATATGAACTCCAGATGTACCATTAAGGATAACCTGATTACTATCAAACCAGATTCCACTGGAGGTAGTAATTGGGGTCCACCTCAGTACTAACATCTTTGCCATACACTTAATGTTTTATTCTACAAATTCAATTTTGGTATCTCGGTCTCTCTTTAGGATAACCATGAAAACTAGGGCCTCATCCTTTGCCTGAGCAGTTTGAGTGTCACCGGATGGTTTATACGTTATACCATTGATTACGAACCTATCTTGTTCCCAATTAAAATCCCAATATCCCTCAGAGGTAAGATAACCAATCTGTTCTATATAAGATTTAGAAATTAGTATTGATAAGTTTTCATCGTCCAATTCTCCAGTTACTGTAGCCTTATTAATTGGCCAGTTTCTGAAAGCATTGTAGTAACATAATGCCTCGATTTGGATATTGTAATACTTGGGTATACTATCTTCGGCATGACTGAGAAGTTGGTTAACATTTTTTGCCCAAATTATGGTTTGTCTACCAGCATCCCAATCCAAGAAATCGGTGATAATTTTCTTGTATCTATCCCAAGAGCGGTTCTTTACCATTCTCCATGGTTCTTTTGTCATAGTTTAGTTAAAATTGAGTCATTACCACCCTTTACTGGTGTACTTGGGTTAGGCCCATCTAATATACCAGGTTTTCTTCGGTTAACTACCCTTGGTATTACAGTTCTGAATACTTCATCACAGAACGGTAAGTAGATTTCCAACCGTGAAGCTAACATACAAAGGTTCTTTCTTAATTCATCTATTAATCCACCCGGTTGCATTGCTTGAGAAAGTGTTTTCCATAGGGAACTTGTAGCATCTGCCAAGGTATCATAATATTGCACTTCAGTAGGCCCAGTAGTGATTTGTTTAATTCTATCACCTCGGGCAAGTTCTGGTTTAGAGGTACCATCACCGGTTTGTTCTTTGGTAGAAGTTAATTGACTTAAATATTCAGAAGTACTCGTTAATAAGTTAAGTATCTTCACATTAAGAAAATCCCATGCTGCCAATTCCATTATTAATTGGTTTTCTAGTGCTTCATACCATAATTCGTCAGTATATTTATCTGGTGGAATTGTATGATTTACTAGAGGTCCAATATAATATTGCCACTTGGTGATGTAAATGGATTTATCCTCTCGTGTCATACCATCGGAGATTTCTGATGGAATATAATGGTCAATTAAATTATATATTGTATCGGCTAATGCCGTATGCCCATAATCACAAACTACCAGAGTCTTATCTACGGTGATATCTAAACCATTCGAGTTAGTTACATGTAGGGTTACTGTATAGAAACCGGGAGCTTCATAAGAATAGGAAACATGTCTTCCACCATTGAAAACCTCTCCCTTATCATCGCCAAAGTCCCAGTCAAAAATAGATTTGGCCGGGACTTTGGATATGACTCTGAATGAAACTTCCAGACCTGACGTAACGTACAAAAAGTCCAGATTATTTTTCATATTAGTCTGTCTTATGTAATTTTCATATAATTAACCTTTAGAAGAAGATTCAAATTCTTCCAGCAAAGCCTGGAGAAGGGTTTCTACTGTATCATCTTTCTCGGCAACGATTTCATGTAAACCAGCTACCAGCTTCAGTTCTTCAAGAGAATATCCCTTTGAAAGCTTTTCCAAAGTCATTCCCTTTTTAAACTGGGCATTTAACCTCTTGTCCAACTTTTCGATGTCAGCCTCCGAATACTTTTCGATTTCCGATTTATCAGCAATGATAATCAGATGACCCGAAGCAACAGCCTTCTGAATTTTCGGTGTACGGAATTGACGACGAGTGAGTTCTTTTTCTTCTCCTCTACAAATGGTAATACCAGTTGATTGGTCATGAAAACTGTAAGCTCTTGGTCCAACAGTTAATGTGTATTTATTATCTTTAGCCATATTTCCTAAGATTAAAATAAAAGTTGATTAAAGAGGGGATGGGTCTTTTTAGTTACCCACCCTCTCTGGGAATTTATATAGATGAAACTGGACGTTCTTATTCAAGATTAACCATCAGGTAAGGATCTACGTTCATGAATTCTGGGAATCCGAATTCGGAGAACTTCTTATCTGCAGCCAGCAACAGAGCAGCATCTTGGTACATCTTGGAGAAGCCAGTAGTTAAGCTTGCATAAACAGCCTCAGTTTGGTTAGAAACGATTCTTTCAGATTCCAACATCAATTGACGAGCGGTAAGCTTAATCAAGGCAGCAGATGTATCAATTAACAATAATTGCTGATCTGGAGTGCCCGGGTGAATATAGAAGTCAGCATTCTTGGGAACCGGAGACTTCACATTCAGTGTAGCTTCAGTTGTACCAGAATGACGCTCTTTGAATTCTGGCAAGTTCAACATTTCAATTGCCTGATCTTCACCACCAATCATAGTAGTAAAGTTACGTCCCATACGAGCAGCACGAACCCAAATATGCAATAGATCCTTGTAAGTAATACCATTGGTTGTTTCGTATACACCAATTACTGGGGCAGACTCAGAGCCATCAGGGTTGTTACCATTGATAGCCACGTCCATAGCCAGAGTATCCAAAGCATAACCCAACTGAACACCAAAGTCACGAAGATAGATCCCCAAGACATCGAGTGAAACATAGTTACGAACTTCATCAGTAAGTTTGAAACCCTTTCCGATTTTGAAGAGGCTAACTGATTTTTGTCCGAAACTAACATCACCCAAGGGAATAGTTTCTGCTTCGTTAACCTTTGCAGGAGCAGCATCCGACATATTAACCATCGGCATAATTGCTTGCAATCCGTTAATGGGTTGGTCTGAAGCGATGATGTTCGGATAGAACGGTGCTTGACGCATACCCAGAGTGATAGCAGCACGGATAATCTCCGGAACAATCCAACGGATATTCTGCTGAGGCATAGTAAATATGTTCTGCATGGTATCAACCTTTGGATTGATGCCCACCTTTTCGAAGAGTTCATCCTGTGAAATTCCCCATTTACCTGTAACCAATTCTTCAAAGGTTACTTCTACAGGCTTCTTATCCTGTGAACCGGAACGAACAGCTTCCAAGCTTCTTACCATTTCCGGCAGCTCATTCATAAAGTCCTGAGCCTTCATTTTTGTAATATCAATCTTATTTTCCATAACTTTCTTTTCTCTTATTTAATGAGTACTTGGATTACCTCATTTGCCTCCTCTGCAGGATTGAGGGCAATGAACGGAGTTGAAATACCTTGATTAGCCTTAACGAAACGGTCGTTAAGCAATTCTCCATCGGGAGTTACATAGCCAGCTTCGATAGTTCCGTTTGATACCCAGTTACAAATCATATAACCTTCTACAGCCACTGTTACTTCTACTGGGAAGTTTCTTTGAGGCTGATAAGCCGGGTTAACGTTATCCGTTACTGCCACACCCAAGTAAACTTGAGTAGACGGGTCAGTACAAGGGTAGATCAAACCGTCTTCATTTAAAGCTACCGGCATACCTTGTACAATTTTCTCTCCAGCTTTAACATTGAAAGCCTGATGCAATTTGTGGGATTCACTCTTGTAAATCACCGCTCTCGGAGTTCTTTCCCCAAAGAGAGTAAGTTGCTGAGGATCGTTTACGATTTTCGTTGTTTCCATAATGCGGATATTTATATAATAACTTATTTAATTTTGTTTCGATACAAATTATCGATCACATTCTTAGTACTCGGTAATTCTGAATTCTTGGTTGTGTCTGCACCGTCGGTAGTTTTTTTACCTTGAGTATCATCTTCAGTAACTGAAGAAGCACGGTTAACATCCTTAGAACCACACTTAGAGCAGGTGAGAGGGAACTTCTCTTCCAAGCGAGCTTGGTAATCCTTAGTCAAGGAAACAAGAGTAGTAATACCAGTTGTTTCTGCATTAAGCATTGTAACAATGGTTTCATCAGCATTATCACCCATCAACTTTTTGTAGGTTGCTACTGCATCTTCACGAAGAGAAGCAATATGATTCTTTCCTACAGTTGCCATCTCTTTCAGATTAGCCACTTCTGCATTCAAGTTAGTAACCTGTTCCGTAAGAGAATTTTTCTCTGTAGTAAGGTTATCTACTGAAGTTTGCAGTTCATTTCTGGATGATACCAAACTTTGAATGCAGGCAACTACTGTTTCCTGATTCATTTCTTTACCTTCCTCAAGGGTAAGCAGATTATCCCCGAAGAGGCTCTCTAGAAATTTTTGTAATTCGTTCATACTATTTTTTTCGTTTGATTGATTATCCTTGGCATCATTATCATTAAAAGAACCTTGAGTATCGTCCTTTTCTTGATAAGAAGTTAGGTCAGATTTATAATCGGTAAAGAAGTATTGCTTCGATTTATCGTCTCTGTATTCTTCATAAGATGCCCAAGTTCTTTTAGCAAAGGTAGGATTAATAATCTTACCATCAGAACCGATTTTTTGAGCAAAAGAATCAGCTCCATGAGATACCAATGAAGTCTCCAGGTAACGAACTATCTCAGTAACTATTCTACGTACCATCACTCCCTTAGAATCATAGGTACCGAGTTTCTGATAGAATTCGTTATCCTCCATTTGAGGATGTGATCTATCCCACTTGAATTGTACTGTGACAGAGTTACTGTGAATTGATGGTGGTTCCATAAGTATACCTCTAGCAATCCTTGGATTGGCTTTACCATCAATTTTCAGAATACCGTTGATACCTGCAGGTATAGTGAAGCTTCCATCTTTGTAAGACTCTTGCCACATTACCTGAGATACAGCACCGATAGCATTACCTATGTTAGTTTCATGGTCACAGTTTATTGTTTGACCAAGTAACATTTTCATAGAAGCTTTCAATACTCCATTTTGACCAAAGTCTGTAGGGTTCCAATTCTTAGATACAATCGTTTCCGAAAGTAATCTGAACATAGGTTCAATAAACTCTTCATCTTTAGGAGTTAATTCTGATTTATCCAGGTTAGGGTAATAGGTATTATAATCTATATCCCCTCCCCAAAATCCAAATTGAGCAATGGAGTCCGGTGTAGGATTCTTCCATTTATAGTAATTCTCTGAGAAAGTCTGGGCTCCCACTGCTTCTGGTATATAACCAGCCATAATGGTATGGCCTTGACCTATCACCATAGAATCAAGATGCTCTTTGTTTTTCTTTGTAAATTTACTCATCTTGGTTTAGTATTTTGGTCTCCTCGAGAAGGAGCCGGGTTATTCTTATCTCTTGACCTACGAGCAGATTGATTTTTATCATCCTGCCTTTGTTTCTTTTTAGTTCCCTCTTGAGGATCTAAATTACCACCTTTAGCAAATTGATCTTCCAATGAAACTCTTGGTTCTTTCTCATCCGGGGAATCATAGCCCATTGCCCAAGCATATTGTTCTTGGCTAATAATACCAGCCTTATACAGTAAGTCAAGGTTCTGTATCTTATACTGAAGACCCTGTTGGATTTTAACCTCATCAGAAACTGTAGAAGTTCCCCAATCAATCTTCATTCCCTTATTATTAAATCCTGCCAGACGCAGTTCTAGAGAATAAAGTCGATCTAATACATAAGCTACGAGCATTTGGATATTTTTTAACTGGCTAATCATCTTAGACAGCATTATACCCGTTGCCCCTTCACCAGTAGTAGCAGATACTCCAATGATAGAGCCATTAACTCCCAAACCATTAGCCACGGATTGTTGATTCATATTCCAAGGCTTTTCGATATTACCAAGTTCTTTGGTAGTAGAGTTGAGTTTAAATTCGTGGTCATCAATATAACCCGCAACAACCCCATCCTTCATGCCATCCTTAACATTACGTTTTAAAAGATTGAGCTCTCGGTTTAGTCTAGATTCGTAGGCATTTATACTTTCGTTAGCCCTTTGAGGGGATTTCTGCATTTTAGCTTCAAGAAAACCCACCATACCACAAATCTCCATGATATGTTTGAAATTAATCTTCATATCATTTTGACCCTTGAGAGAATCTAAGGCAGGCATAAAGGGAGGAACTCCATATGGTTCATCTGTATCATTGAACATACCAATATAGAAATAAGTTTCTGGGTTAAGCTTAATGTAATCTTGTTGCTTGTTCCAGTAATTATGATTCTTTTGATAAGGATGATACACCCCATTTAATTCACGTTTAAACTTGATATATTCTGGTTTAAGGAATAATACCGTAGCCAAACCATCTAGTTTATCATTGGGAACTCCCTCTACAGATATTGCTCCACTTACAAGAAGTTGAACAATCATTTTGTTAACTAAACCATCTATACCGGCAGTATATCTGGTCCATCCTTTGGTTGCTTTTTTAAGATGGTCTCTCATCTTAGAAGCCTCTTCATCGGTATTGTTTGGAAAGGTTACTGTATGACTGGTGTTAGCTAACTTAAACATATCTTGCAATGCAATGCCCATATCCGGATTTACTTTATATAAATCTCGGATTAAAGGTATTACATCAACACGAAAAGAGGGCTCGACTAATTTAGTCAACCCCTGTAATGATGTGATTAAGTTATTGCTATCATCGTCAACTGAAACTCTACCAGGTGATATTGGAGTGGTAGGCTTTTGCTCTTTATTAGAGGAGGTACCATCTTTGGGAGGGTCCTTCTTACGTCCCCAAACCCAATTAAAATTGAAGTACTTTTTCATCTTGGTTGTACGATTACGTTAGTTTTTCCTTTCCTTATGTGATTGCATATTGCTTTTCCAAATATATCATCATCTGAGTATACGTCTCCTTCAAGGTCTACATCAACAGCAGAATTATTTGCTCTATGTTTACCCATTGCAACAGGCCTACCTAAACCATCATAGATGAAAGTATAAGCTTCCTGAACAAAAAATGGGTCCTTTATGATTACGTTATCATTTCTGATATCTTCTTCTAAGTTTTCTATTATCACTGAACGATTCTTTTGTGTAGTTAACCAACCCGGAGATTGGTCCATTTCTGGTCTACTCTTTCCCTTTTTCTTAAGCATTTTTTGGTAGTAGTACAGCTTTGGATAACCTTCATCTTGAAGTTTAGAGGTTACTGCTAAACCCACATCATTAGATTCCGGAGCTATAGTAGCCCAATTATACAATTGCCCGGTATCTCCAAGTAATTTAGCATAAGCCCCTACTGCCATTCTTCCCTTATATATTGCTTGTTCTTCTCCTAGCTTATCCATACAAGTGAATGAGGAATAGTCGGAAGCTCTACCAGTTGCAACGTCAGCACCAATGAAATATTCTTTGTCAGATTCTGGTTCACAGAATTGCCTGTATTGACCATTGAATCTTTTCTTTATTACTGGATAATCACTAAGGCAGTCTTCGATAGCCTTAATATCAGCTAAATCGAAGACTGTATTACCTGATGACAAGAAGTCACCGTCTATTTCTTGTGCTGTTCGTTTTGCACCCAAAGCAGAAGACATTTGGTTATACCAATTTATATCTCGTTCCGGGTGCATCTGCCAGTATAATCGAATGGGATTGAAGGGGTTACCTCCAGCAATGGCATCTACCCAAGTTGAATGATAAAAGTTACCAACTCCATAAGGAGTGGAATTGACGATGGCAGCTCCACCAGTGGAAAGAGTAGGAAAAGCAGCAGCCCAAATTTGAGCAGCCCATCTAACTACTGCTGCCTCGTCAATTACCAAAAGGGAAAGAGATTCCGAACGACCGGCTTCGGATGATGTCGGAATTGATTCAATAAAAGACCCATTATCAAATTCTATCATGGATGCTGATCCGTATTCACCAGCCCTACCGTTTATAATGGGAGTTTGAAGGTACCAGGGTAGATTTTTGTACATGAACTTAATCTTCTTAAGTACTTTTTTAGCAGTGGTATCCTTGATAGAAATAATGTTTATCTTTTTGTTGGGATGGTACATCGCCAACCAAAGACAGTACATAGAAATCAATTCTGTAATACCTGCCTGACGAAATTTCAAAATGATATTGAAACGTTGAGCAATAAAATTATACAAAACCGATTTTTGAAATGGGTAAAGTTCGAACCTTACCTTTCCCCTTACTGGATGTATCACATAACAGAAAAGACTGAAAAAGAAAACATCTACTGAAACTCGGGATAAGTTTGATAGCTCTTCCCGAGTTAAAGTAGTTCTAGTTTCTGAGATAGTCTTTGCCATACTTAAAAATTATACGTTATTTGAAATTCGATGTCAGTACCAATTCCCGATTTTATCTTCGGATAGTAAAAGGCATTGACTCCGAGTTTGTAATTAAATCTCTTAGTCTTGATTGAAAGACCAGCTCCTATATCGAAGAGATTATTGAAAGGTCTATACTTACCATAAACGTAAGGGTTAAGTGATAACCTTGCAACTTTCTTCCGAGTTAATTGACCTTCATACCAGTTATAGTTGTACTTATCCAGATTGATATTGAACAGTCTAGTTGAATAAGTTCCAGTCTGTTGATTGAGTAGACTTAAGTTCAACTGATTCTTCTTCAATACAATCTGAACCAGTGAATCTTGTTTACTGATAACTGGCTGCCTTAGCATGGAATCAGGAAAGAGAGTTGACTGCCTATTGTCGTAAACTAAGATTCTATCTGGTTCATTTTCTTCAGAGTACTTCTTCTCTGGTTTGAATGGTTTGTCTTTGTAAACTGTATCTGGGATTTCATTGACCGCTTGTTCCAGTGAATTAACTTCTCGAGAAAGTTTGTAATTCCTGAAGCAAAGGTAAATAGTAAATCCTAGAAGTACAATAAACAAGGCCCTCTTAAATGTCTTCATACTTGATGAATTTCTTAATCTTACTCTTCAACCAATAACGTTCTACTGGACTTAAGTTTGACTTAATGATGTGGAACTTGAATTGAAAAGTACTTTTGGTTTCAATAATCTCAAAACGTATCGAAGGTAAATTCCGATAAATAATCCGAAAGAACTTAATAATGTTGTTAATGTTCAATTTGGTAATTTGGTGTTTTACATTAACCATTCTCATAATTCGGTGTATTAAGTTTTCAAATTGAAATAGTCGCACGCTTTTTAATGATACTATCTATTCGGTAATCGCTTAGCGATTACCTTTATCGAACGAAGTGAGATAATATCCAAATATACTACTTACGATATGATATATGAATAGCTATATATACGCAGATAAATATATAGATATATATACGTAGTATATTATATATCTATATATTTCAAGGCACCCCAGAAACTTATATATAAGACTTTATATATAAAGCTGAAACTCAAGGTTCTTAGATATTTGCCTTTTTGAGGCATTTTTTGAACCATAATCCTACTTCATAAACCGAGCCCTTGGCAATTGTGTATCTTGCCTTGTTAAGCCAATAATGGTGATCCTTAAAATCCTTTTCAGAGGTATCCTGGTTTTCATGAAGGTAAATTCTGAATTTCTTTGGGAATCCCATGATTGCCTTAAAATCCTCAACCCCCAAAGGATAACCATCTGGTCTGAATTGCCTATCTGCAGGTCTTAAGGTTAGTGGAGGTTTATCATACTCCAATCGATATACTCCCGGGAGAGTACTCATCTTTGCCGTTTTGATAGGCCATTTCTTTTCATCTTTGAAATCTCTAACCCAAAGTCGATGTATCTTTGCTACAGTTAGATTCTTTTTCTCAGGCAATTTTCGATAATCATACATTGCCAGAGTTTTACTAATCCAAGGGATTTGATTGGTATCATCTTCTGAAGAAAACGTGAGGGGTTTAAGTAGATTTCTAGTAATTGTTGGGTTTTTTACTTGAAATACTTCATTAAAAGCATTCAAGTATTTCTTACCGGTCTTTTTATGTACTCCAATGATAACTAAACGCTTCCTAGATATCTGAGAATTTCCATAATCAGAAACTGACCTTTCGTGAAAAATAAGTTTATAGTCCTTAAAGGTTTCCTCAAAAAAATTCTTGGGAAGCAAGGATAGCAGTCTTGGTAGATTTTCTATAAGAAATATCTTAGGCTTATACTTGAGTATCGATGAAATTACTAGATTGAGACTACGATTATCTTTTGGATTGCCCAATTCTTTTACTTTAGACAGCCTCATTACTGAAGATGAGCCACAATCCGGGCTTGATATAATTATATCTACTTTCTCATCGAACTCTTGTAAACAAAAGCCCTTATAGAATGGTATATCACCAAAATTTAACTTCCATTGACTTTCGCAATTTGTATGAAAAACTCCTCTTATTTCTATATTCCCTAGCAAATTTTCCCTAAAAGGGAACAGGAGTGCACCCTGTCCAGCGCACACTCCCAATACCCTTAACTTTTTCATTTTTTGTAACTTCTCAATTTGATGTACTTAATCCAAGCAAATGGTTTACGGTCTTCCAAATAACTCAGATTTTTATCATTATTGTGAGCTTCTTCTTCAAAACTTACATCATGATACCTTTCATTCTGTTTATCCCATTTGGCAAAACACAGAATGAGAAGATATTCGATAATATACCAAAGGTAGAAGAGACCAAAACAGAGAACTACTACCCACCAGAAGGATATATCGAATAATACCCAGAGTATGATACCAAGTATCAAACCGACTATACTACACTCAATCTGTTGTACCTGATGGATTCTCTCATGGTTGATATCATCCGGTTTACACTCCTCTACTCTATGCTTGAAAAAAGAGTTGTACAACATGGTTATTGCCTTGTAACTGGGGAAAAGGAATACTTTTGCTACCCAGCTGTTAAAATGACATCTTTTCATAACTTGTTTTATTAAGAGGGTTCTAACTATTATAAAATAAAACTCTTAAGCTTATGAAACCAAATATACCAAACTTACATTATATACATGTTACTCGTAAAGGTGAAGTATATAGATTAGATGTTTATACTAAACGTAATGGGGAGATTTACCAAAAACGTAATGGTAAACCTAAATTATTGCCTATTTACATTAAGTATAAAACCGAAAATTACCCAATAGCAAAAGTATCTATTAGTATACCTGGTTATACTCGTTCTTTAAAGGTATCTAGATTGGTAGCATTAACCTATATACCTAACCCAGAGAATAAACCTTGTGTATGTCATAAGGATAATAATCCTCTGAATAATGATGTAGATAATCTTTATTGGGGTACAGTACAAGAAAACATAAGCCAAAAAGTTAGAGATGGTAGAGCTAAGAAAGGTAGTAAATTCTCGAATAGATTAAAGAATCGGGTATGTAGGTATAAATCTAGACACCCATCTAAGTCAATTCGAGAATTATCTACTCTCTTCAATATAAGCCCAAGTTCAATATATAGAATACTTAAATCTTATCTTTAAAGTTATTATAAGCATTCTCTAACTTTTGAGAGTATACATCTACCTGACCAAGACCATTGTATACTCTCGTAAAAGCTTTCCAATCTTTTGTTCGGATATATTCCAAACAGTTTCCATAGTTTTTAAAGAATTTAAACCATAAGTCTAATTGACTAGCTGGTGATTCTGACATCTTGTGTACGAATTCGAATACATCTTTACACTCGCAGTAAGAAAAATTGAAGCCCATTATTTGTCCAATTCCCCAACTTGCAGACTTTAATGCACATTCCTCATCAATTTTTTTGGCTAATTCGAGTCTCTTATACTCGTGTACACCTCCCAAATACTTCGATTTATCCCATTTAGGGAAGAAAATCGTAGAATATCTCTTACAAAGGTAAGCTAAATCTCTGTCAGGGAATTTCTTATGTACTTCTTTGTACATAATGTGACCCTCAAAGAGAATTTGAGGCCTACCGTCAGCTAAAAACCCGTCTCTACCGGCAGCTTCCACCAATTGGACAGCTTTCAATAGGGCAGGTTCTAAACCTAAGCGAATAGCAAGGTCTTTAATCATTTCATTTGTTAGTTTATCCATAACTTATCAGTTTTAATGGTTCAATTTTAGTAACAAAAGTATTGCTTATAACCCATTTTCAATATGTTTCGAGGTTCTATTATCATATATAACTTATAAAATAATGCAATATGGACAAGAAAAATGAGTGCCAGATATGTGGCAAGCCAATTAATTTAGAGGAATTTGATGAAACTCGGGAAATCCCTCAACTTATGGCAAGAAAACAAATTTGTTTTCAATGTGCTTTTTGGTCTAATCGATTAGCTTATGATAAAGAGCTTGAGAAAGAGGGTAAAATTGCGGTAATTACTCCAGATTATTCTCACTGGGTAACTAAAATTCCCGGAAATATTTTAATGGTGCCCTCGGCTTTTGGTGGTATTTACCAAACTAAACTCCAACCAGTAAACACTCTGGGAGTTATTGATGAAGACCGAGAGAAGCTTTTCATTATCCGTTATAATAACATCACTCACCAAGGCACTATACCAGAACATCTAAGAAAGCTTTTTAAAGTAAACGGAGTAATTCTATCTCCACAGGAATACAAAATGCTAGAAGATTACCGGGGCAATGCCTATGAATTTATTAAAAATATGATTGATAATGCAATAAATAAGAAATAATTTCGTATATTTGCATAAAGAAAAATTCTTAATAAATAAATAAATAAAGATATGAAAAAAGAAAAGAAAGAAATCAAAAAGCTTAAAGAGGGGGATGAGGTTCTCTTCACCTTATCTGGAAGACCCATCATTGAGAAAGTTACAGTGGAATCTATTGATAAAAAAGGTGGATTCGCAATGCTCAGTAACCGAGTAAAAGTTGCAAGAACCTTGGGTCCTGATGATACATACCCAAGATTGGATGGGCAAAAGGGAGAAGTTCGTCCGCTTACCGAAGAAAATGAAAGAGTATTCCTTGCATATAAGGCCTATTTCTCAATTAAGAGAAACATAGAATTACTTGATAAAGGGATAAGAAGTATGAAAGATTCGAAAGCTTTCGATATGATGATTGAATTTGATAAGAAGCTTACCAAGATTATTAACAAATACCTCAAAGAACAATGACTACAGTATTAGCGATAATTTACTTGGTATGTTTGCCATTCACGGTATTTTTTGTAAGGGCTTGCTTGGATTATTTACCCTATACTCACAAAATACACTCTCTCGTTTTATTCATCTCGGTATGGATAGTATTACCTCTATTTCCAATTTATCCATTAATCAGATACATAAAATACAAATTACTATGAGATACTTTTTTGACAGAGATGGTAATTATGCTGGGTCATCAATGCAAGGGTGGGAGATTCTTCTCCTACTCTTGTTCCCAGTTGCTCTAATAATCTTCCTCGTATTCTTACCTTTCTATGTATTTCATAAATACAGTTCTAGAGAAGAGGATAAAAAATACGAGGAAGAACATCCAGAAATACTAAAAGTAGATTCTTATATTACCTGCTGGTATCCCTGGCATAGATATTCTGTTGCATATACACTGGCTCTTATATTCTGGGTAATTGCTTTTATAATTGGGATATTATCTTAATACGGGTATTAAGTTGAAGCTATCCCTACCCAATAAAAATTCAAATCTAATGGATATTTTTTAGTGGGGTTAAACCTACTGGAGAGTATAGGAATAGTATCACTAGCAGAGGGAGTTGAACCTCCTGTAAGAGTATAGGAACCCAATCCAGTTGTTTCTATTGTAAAGTATTCATTACCTGGTAAAGTGCAGTTAGGATTAAAAGCATTACCATTCTTATCAAGGCAGGACCAAGACAACATATGGAAATCTCCCGAGTACATAGCTATATAGACATTAATAGCATATCTATCTTGATTTACTATCCAATTCTTATTTCTGTTACCATTAGCCATACCACCTTCGCCACTAATATTGGTAGTAATCTTAAAAAAAGCACCCATGTCTATTCCACTGAGGGTTGTAGTATTAAAACGTATTTCCCAATAGTCTTTTTCTTCAGGAGTAGTAATGTGTAGATTTATTTTATTACCAGATTCATTTTGTATAAGTGTACCAAGCCCAGAAATACCGTCCTTTCGTGCAGTAATCTGAACAATACGTTTGCCTTTCTCCAGATCATAGTCCAGGTTATTGATGCTAGCAGAATAACCAACTTCAATAACCTCGGACAATTTGCCATTTACATACTTACTCTTTTGAGATTGTATTGTCCATCTCTCAGAGTTTCCCTTTATTATTTCTGCATATACATCTTGGGTAGATCTCCCCCCCCTCCCTAATTTAAGAACTTTATTTTCCATAATGTATAATGTTTTTAGATTGATACTGTTCCTCCTGCACTTGGTACTATAAATGACCCATTTGATATCCAGGTAGCACCTGGTTTAGTATATACAGCTACTTTATCTCCAGTAGTATATTCTATTCGAGAACCAGGTTCTGAGTCATTGGCATAGAATGGAATCTGCATAGTAGTAGTACCAGTTGCTGAGAGACCCTGTATATACGCCTGACCTGAAGATGGTGTATTCTGTGGCCTAGCTCCCCTGCCAAAGAGATAGTAGCCTGTATCTGTGGGCAATCCAGAGAGAGTGAATGTTGAAGCCTCTTGTGACTTCTGAGTAACTGGTATACTAAGGTTAGCATCCCCACAGGTTAAGAAGATATACCCTGAACGGTTAGCTCCAGTTTGATTACTCGATAAAGCGGTCAGGGATAACCTGTAATGGTTCTCAAGAGTACCCACTGAGTCAATGGATACTGAGCACCAATCGGGAGCATTACCCACATGGGGAGTTTTTGGCTTTTTAGACCCATCACTACCCTTTAAATAGGCCATCACAATGATTTGAGCAGTATTGTATTTATCACTACCTAAAGGCAATGTGTTTGAAACCATTTTTATGTATCCACTATAGGTTACACCAGGTTCTTGAGTTACTGTGAGATTGATTTTGTTATTAGACCCATTTTGGGCAAATGTCAGAGTAGTAGACCTTGAGGACCCAGTATTTTTTGAATAGTTAATTTTTACATCTAAGTAACCATCTCCAACGGTAATTCCTCCCCAAATAGCCCAACTTACGGAGGCTGAGCTCAAAGTACAAGAGGGTGTAGAGGTTGAAACTACTTTGCCATTTACCAGTTTCCTTTTGAGGGAAGTGATACGGTAGGTTATAGTACCACCCTCTGAAGATACAGTATCTGTACCTGTATCTGTAATTGTACGTGCTAGTTTGAATAATGTTTCTTCCATATCTTTATAAGTTTTTGGTTTATAGAAAGAACTTTGATATTGTAATTTACCAGAGGGATAATCCGAAGTCTATGATATTATATAATCAATATAAAGAATTATGAGAAAGTATCAGTATCAGATTTACTACCATACAAGCAGAGGAAGGTACTTCATTAAGATTAGGTATTCCTTCCTGGGATTGGTGTTTTGGCTTACACTTAGAGGATAAGTATTCGAGTAATATAGAAACCTTCCTTGATAAGGATAAGGCAATTGAAAGGGCAGAAGATTATTTAAGATATTTATACCTAAAGAGAAAAAATAGTAGGGTGTTAAAGGTTACTGGGAGAATAGATATTACCAGTAGGTTAAAATCAGTGAGGGAGGATTATTAAGATGGTGAAGGTTGAAACAATTAGGGATGATAATGAAAAGAGGATTCTTAAATGCCAAGAGGATAATCGGATTTGGTATCAGATATGGATTACCCAATTGGATATGAATTGTATAGAAAGGTACTTTGATGGGTATGGTGAAGTTAAGAGATGGTGGTTAAGGAATCTTCAACAGTATTATGTTTTCTTTTATGAGAAGAAAGGTGGTAAGGTTCGAGGAGTTCTTGGGAAAGATAGGACTAAGGATTTAATTCGTGCTATACTTTAATTAGTTGCCAGAGACCTAACATCCCTGGCTTCTTTGTGTGTTATGTGAGCATGTGTGGTTGTGGGATATCTAGGTATGCCCTTAATACGAGGAGTGATTTTTGTGTGGTACTAAAAATGTGTATTTGCCTTCAAGGTACCCCTTAATGTGAGGGCTTCGAAAGTTGTGGTACTAAAAGGGGAGTACGGTTCCCTTAAATTTAACATTTGAAAATAAAAAGTAAGGGACAAATAAAATTTTGTCCCTTTGCGCTTTCTTAATTATCTATTAAATGATTGTTTAAATTTTCTTCAAATTGTTCGTTTAAACAATAACATAAGTATAATAAAAAAGTTTTAAAAGAAAATTTTTTATAAATTGTATATTCAATTTCATTTAAATATTTCATGTTTATTTGTTCAATTAGTAGAAATTGCTCTATATTAATTAATTGAAAAGTTTGCACGTCAATAATAGTAGATATTATTCTATGATTTGATTTTAAAAGAATATAAACTACAAATAAAGCACTAACAAAAACTACTAATAAAATAATAAACAAACCAAATAATAACATAATAATTTTATTTTTATGATAGGGAATAAAATTTTATTCCCTATCTGATTAATACTTTATTTGATTGATTTTTTTACAATCTCAAGCCCTTTTATTAATATCTCTTTCTTTTCTTCTTTTGTGTTTTCGCTTGCAATTGAAGAAAAAGAAAAATCATTTATAACATAGACTTGTTTATAAAAGTCTATAAAGCCGTCAATTAGTTTTTTATCTGCATTTGTTGCAATCGTTGAAAGAAAATTGAAAGTAACATTTCTAAACTTTTTTCGCAAAGATTTGATTTGCTTTTCGTTTGCTCCTAAAAACAATTCTTTTTTATAAATCTCTGTTTTTGTCCCTAAAGCCGTTTTAAAAAGTCCTTGATTTTTTTCTTTGACTGATTTTAAAACGTCTAAAGCTATTAAACTATTTGCTTTACTGTTTACACTTGCTTTTTCTACATTCACTTTGTTAATTTGATTTTTCATAATTAAATTGCTTGAAAGTTTTATTATTTATTATTTTTATTACCTTTTCAAATAGACTTTCAAGACTTTTTAAACTATCTTAATAAGGTATTATTTATTTCGTTTCTGTATTGCAAATATAAGAACTATTTTTTAATCTACAAAATTTTTAGAAAATTATTTTCTTAAAAAGTTTTAAATAAAATCTTTCAAATATCTTTTTGTTTTTCTCACATTGCAAAGATACGGACTTTATTTTAATCTACAAACATTTTCAAGAAAATTTTTTGAGAAAATGAATATTTTTATTTTCAAAATTATTTTTGTGAAAAATCTATAAATTCAAAAATTTATTGCACCCTAAAAAGGACTTAATTTTTGCACTTAATTTTTGGGGGTTCACAAGGAGAATCTTCGCACGCCTTGTAGTGGGCATATATGATATGTATATGGATAATCCTATATGGCCTATGCCTGTCCTCTAGGAAGTGTGTTATATACCTGTATATTGATAAGGCCATTAATGGACTAAGGTGATAAAGAATTAAGGCCCTTGGGATATATCCCTCTATAAAACCCCTTGGTCCTATTTCAATAAAGCCATATATGGACTAAGGTAAGCCTATGGGGAAATGGGTTTCATAGATTAGCCTATAAGGGCTTACTAAGTTAGCGTAAGTAAAAACCCAGGTACCTTAGTTAGGCTCTGGGTTAGGTAAATTAGTCTAGGCAAATAGTACTATCCGAATCTAGGATTATTATATGGTCTGATTGGTATATAATATCCGATGAGACCTGTTTTAGCTTATTGGGTTGGTAGGTTATTATACCAGTATGGGTATCATATAAGAAATGATGTAAGCCCTGGGATAAATCTAAGTTGTTGATTTCCTGTTGTTCCTCTAGAGTCCAAGTGTCTAATGAGGGATCCCTGAGGATTTGAATTAGGTATTCGAAATTAGTTTCCATTGTAATAAGTATTATAAGATTAGTATTCGCAATATTCTCGTTCAAGGAATATATTGAGATGTTTGAAAAGTTTGATACCTGGTATAGGACCATCCTTCTCTTCGTCCCAGATAGTGTATTCTATTAGAGGTTTATCATAGCCTTCGATTTCGGTAAGAGAAATTACCCAGGTTTGATTTGGAGTAAAATCTTCGATAAAAGCCTTAGTAAAGCCTTGAATGATTCTAGAATCCTCATTGGAGAGGGCCGTAAGGAGATGGGTTAATCGGGTTTGTAATCCATCTAATTTCATACGTTTATTATTTAAAATGTTATTATTACAATGCAAATATAAATATAATAATTAATATATGCAAAATAACCCTAATTGCCTTATGAGGTACCTAAGAGCCTTGAAGGTTAGATTGCCTTTATCCCTCTAAATCCCCAGGGGCCATTAATGGAGATTGCCATTTACCTTCCTTACCTATAACTAATATATAATAACTAATGGCTCTAGGTAATCAAGGTACCCCTAAATCACAAAATTGTCCTAGAATACAAAAATTAATGCTAATATAAATACTAAGCCAATAACTTACAGAGTTACTAGGAATATTACCTAAATATGCCCCATAAAGGCCTTAAATCCTATAAACCATTTAGCCTTGAAACCCAATAATTTAATTGCCTTGATCACAAATTCGATTACCTTCCCCCAACCAATACTTATTATATAATACATATAAACTTAACTCATGGCAATCGGATTTAGGGGCCCCTAATGGTCGGATTTTGTGTACCTTTTTAGCCTTTTTGTGATTGCCTTTAAAGTGTGGGGTAGTAGAGCTAGAGAGCTATATAGTATAGTGGCTATAGTGTAGTTGTATAGTAGTGGGTAGGTACCCATACCTGGTTCACCAAAGGCAAATACCCCCGGCGGGGTACCTTGATATATGTATTGGGTATTATTATATTAGTAGATGGTATATTGGTTATAGATGGGGTAGGTATTATATTATGTACCTTAATTAGGTATTATGTAACATAGTTAGCGTTAGTATGATTTTATTTTGTTTTTTGTGTTGGGGAGTGTGGGAGATACCCGGTATTTATTCCAGGTACCTTGATATGTGGGATAATGTTATCAGGGCTATGGTGTATATTATTAGGGTTAGTGATTGTGAGATGATATATCTTATTTTGTTTGTTGGGTGGGTATGCTTGTGGGCTTGGTAGATATCCTCATTTCGTATTAGGATGAGGATAGTTCCTACGGATAGGATTATTCGGATTATGTGATAGAGGATGTTCATGGTAGTGATATTATATCGATTATGGTTATATCTGTTAGGGGTATTTGTAGTATATCTCTTAGCTTTAGCCTTATATAGGTACGTTGTCTAGCCATTCCCATCCGATTGGGTAGTTGTTTATTGTTACGATTGGTTCCATGATGTTAATTGAGTTGAGGGTTAAACATTTGTTTTGGTTGGACTAATAGGCAGCAATGAGAATAACCTGCTTCATCGAGGATTCCCAGTATAAGATATCGATTGGTATCTCTGGGAATTTCGAAATAGAAAGCTGGTTTCATGTCGCCATCTATGAATGTAAAAACTATCTGAGTGTTTTCTAGTAACCCATTTAGTTGTACATGAGAAAGGTAGTTATAGATAGCTTCCCTTTGATTTCTTGGGTTTTTATCCCATGAGATGAGCATATCGTCATACCAATTTGGATTATCGCATAGCTTTTTAAGTTGTTGTTGAATATATGGTGTCATGATTTGAAGTAATAATATAAGTCCTCGATTAGTTGATCTTGTTCTTCCCATATAGTATCTGATACCACGTATTCTGATACGAAATAGTTATAGAAAGGTCCAAATAGCATGTTTAATACTATGTCCTTGAGTTCGATATTAAGTTGTTCCTCTTCTTCGGTAGAACTTGGTTTGATTGACTGAAGTTTTGCCTTATAGGATTCCATTACGGAATCCTTTAGGGTCTGAATATATTCTGGGTTAGTTTCCCTGAGAATATTTATTTGTGATTTGAGTTCTTTACTTATCATAGGGCTTAGCGATTATGGATATGAATCCTTGTGGATATTGAGTATAGAATAATTGATAGTTCCCTGTGGGCAAGAAGACTTGCATTATGTTTGCAAGTAATGGGTAGATTTTCCATTGGTTTTCCTCTAGAAACTTGTCCCAGGCTTCTGATTCTTCGGGATAATAATTTCCAGAAAGTTGAATGTGATATTCCTTTTGTTCCGGAATAAATAAATTGGTTACTACCTGAATTTCGTCTGATTCCTTTTTGTATTGAGTAATAGGATACCAGATGCCTTCGGTTTTCCATTTATTGAGTTGGAACAAGGACATGCCCTGTTCCAATACGTTTAAGAGTTTATATAAGTTTACCATAGTGATTATTTATTAAGTTGTCTAATAAGTTCTGATGCAGCCAGGGAATCAAAGAGTTGGGTTTCTCTTTTGTCGGATTCCCATTTTTCGAGAGCATTATATATTGCCGTATATTGAGATATCATGTCCTCATCTTGTTCCTCGTCCTGGATGAATTCCCGGAGATGTTTTTTGAGTCCAGTAATTATGTAATCCTGATGTTCTGGAGTTAATTGAGGAATACCAAATATGATAGCTTCTACCTGTGATGGAGAATAATCATAGTATTGGTCGTCAGCACCCTTTGTTAGATCCATGTGGGAGATAATGTTTTCCTTTAGATTTTCGAATAAGTCTTCCTCAGAAGAATATACGATTATGTAACCAGAGATATAAGAAGCAAGTGGATCATCATCCAGATCAATTGAGTAGACCCAGATATGTTTTGAATCCTTGTTAATCCAGAGACCATCAGCGTAGTCGTAAGTAAAAAATGGGTGGGCAACAAGCAAGTTGCGGATTTCGCTTAAATTTTTTAAATCATTCATAACGTCTATATTAAAATTGTTAATAAAATAAAGTTTATTTCTTTTCTCTATGCAAATATAAGAATAATATATTTTTTATGCAAATAAATTTAAAGGAGTCCAGGTTCTAGGTTTTGATAGGGATTTGTACCTGGACTCCCTGGGGATATATTAACGGATTTAGGGATTAGTATAACTCATCGGCCAATAACGGTTCATTATTTGGCTTATTTAGTTTCTCCTTTGAACGTCTTGTAGCCCAGTTCTCATATGGTGTATATTCAAATGTACGCATAGTTTCATTATATGAAGCATATACCATTTGTTTACGGGTTATTCTTTTCTTGTAAGTTTTCTTAAGATTAGCAAACCAATCTAGATACTCCTGTAAAGTATTAAAGATTTCTTTACGCCCGTCTAAATCAGGATTATAACGGGAAGGTCTTACCTTCCAGATAACTTCGATATAACATTGATGCAAAGTTACGTCTATGGTATATTTGCACCAGGTACCATCTTTGGTGGTACCTGTAGTGAATTCTAGTTGACGAGCAACTAAAGGTCTTGGGTTATAAGTTGTCATGCTATTGAGAAATTTAGTTGGAAAATCCATTGGTTTCTATCGAGTTGATTGAATGATATGAATATACCGTCATTGTCGGTAAAATCATTCATGAATCGAATTGCAGCATCGGCAATTTTATTTTTCAGGGTGAATGAGCCCACTGTTATCATTGATTCAAAAGTGAATGAGTAATATGTAGTCTCATACTTATTAAATTGATTGATATCAATGCAGTAAAGATTATGTTTATCCTCTAGATTAGATAAGAGGCCCATGAGAAGATTGTAAAGGTTTCCCTTTTCGTCTGAATCCAAGTTGAATGTAGATTTCTTGTCTAAGAAATTGCGAACTACCTTAGTTAATTGTTCGTCTTGATTGTAAGTTACTGAGTTGGTTTTCATATTTTTGTCTATTTTAAAATTGATATGCAAATATAATCATTTTTATTTTAATAGAAAAATATATCCCTTTTATTTTTAAAGTGGCTGAGGATGTGTACACGCTATAAAAGGCAGTGGATTAGACTGCCTTTCAAATTTAGAGAACCAGGGTATTCTTGGCATAATTGCAAGCATCCTCAAGGATATATGGAGCAGAAGAGCATAAAGCAGCATAGCCAACTCGATTCAAATCATGATTTTTCTTTTCTAATTCCTCTTTGATTATCTTTTTAAGAGATTCCCCAATCTTCTGAGATAACTCTTGAGATTGATAATAGATTCTCAATTGGTTGATAAGGTCTTTTAGGGCTTCATCACTGGGTGTTAAACATTCAGCCTTATCAAGATCTAGGATTCCATCCCCAAGGTCTTTCCAAATCTCAAACCCAATATGAATTATCTCTTCGGTAAATCCCCCGAACTCTTCATATTCGAGTTTAGTACCCTTATCAAATCCCCAATAATATCTGACTAAAGGTATCAGATATCCCGTTAACCTTTGGGGAACTAAATTCTCTATACAATGGTCCAAAGTAATTGTATAGACCTTATCAGGCCTCAGTGTTACTGCTATCCTGCATATTCGCTTTGTTGTCGGGCTCATAATAATGTAATTTTTGGATTACAGCTTGAATGTAAGTATTCTTTTCTCGGTATTGAAAGATAATCGAAATGAGTACTTCATCTTTTGGTAGCAGCATTTGAATTAAATTCCCGGGTATTACTAAAGTTGGTATACATTTGCAGTCTTCCCTGGAAAAATTCTCGATTATCATTTCGGCTCTTTTTATGGGTTCTGGCTTAGTTGGGTCCAAAGTTAGGATTGGAGCAGTTACGCATTCCTTTAAGCCTTTTGTTAAGGCCTCATGTAACCATTCATCTTGAATAGTTTCGGCATTTAGCATAGTCATTTTAATCATATCCGGAATCTATTTAATGTCCATGTTTCGTATAAACAATTTGCTTCTTTGTTCAAGTTTGGGGTTTTAGCCTTACTAAACACCCAAATCTCATAATCTCTATATTCTAAAGCCAATCTACTGAACTTAGAAGTTTGAAAGATTATTAGACTTGAAGTTCTTGATATCATGTCAGCATGGCAAGTCACCTTATCCGAAGTAATCTTATCCTTAAAAGCCATTAGTAAACTCTCATCTGACTTTTCTTGATTCTCCATTAGAAGTTTGATAAACTCTACTTCTACATCCTGATTCATGTGTACCTTTCTAAAGGCAAATTTTTCTTTATTTTCCATACTCATCGTTTTTAGATAAGAACTCTTGAGCTAGTTCATCTTGAGTTCTTTCGATTATATTCTTTACTATAGTTTTATTCTCTACTCTAGCCCACATATGTAGCATGCCCAATTGAGCATCCATATAGCAATCTATAAGTGAAGGATCTTTTTTGAATACTTCCCACTGTTTTACGAAGTTCATTCGAATTAAGTCCCTGTAGTCATTATCCGATATACCCTCGGTGTCTATATAAGTAGATACCCTTTTTCTTACTTCCAAAAGGATTTTCTCTAAGTTTTCGGGTAACTTGAACTTATCTGGCAATTGGTGATATACTGAAACATTAGGTACTAATTCTTCAAATGTAAACTGATTATCAAAGATGATTCCAGGAAATCTACCCGAGAATATTAGTGGTACCTTATATTGTAGTAAGGAAGGTACTACATCATAGACAACGTAATGTTTTTGATATTCCTTATATAGGTCAAAATATAAGTTTTCATTAAATATACCAGATTTCCTTATCATTGCTCGTAAAGTATGATAAACTGTATTAATATACTTGTTGTTTAAGTTGAATAACAAGTTACCATCCTTAATAGCAATGAGTTCCCGGCAACATCTTTTTCGTTTAAATAAGCTCATGTGATTAAAATGTAAAGTTAATGTATATGTCTCGATTTCCCTTTAAGAATGTCTCATGATTTGAGTCTTCATATTTATTTATGACAGGCATAAGTTTGAGTAGCTCTATCGAAATGGTCTCTTACCCATACTGGTGCAGTATCGGTGGGTTTTAATTTAAAGTAAGTACCTTGATTAATCTTATTAACCTTAGTTTTCTTGTAGTCTTTCTGTATTCCCATTTTCCTCAAGATTATTTGACTTAAAGCTTCATATATGTATTCTTCTGGACTTTCCTTTGTATTAGGAAAAATATTCATAAAAGTAGTAAATGTAACCTTTTCTACTTCTCCTTGAGGATTAGTCATGAGTAAGTGTACCCGATTATTAGCAGCTAAATAAAAAGCATCCAATTGATAAAGGTCATCAAACATCCTTATTTTAATAGATTCAGATAATTGAATATGAGGAACTCCTCCAGATTTAGTTCCCTCTGGGTCTAGAAAATCTTTCCTACAAAGGAAAGATGCCATTAGTTGTTCAAGGTTTTTCATATTTTTGTCTATTTTAAAATTGATATGCAAATATAATTCTTTCTTTTTAAATATGCAATAATCCCATATAACTACGGTAGCTTATTATTCCGGAGAAATTGAGATGCAAAAGAGCTATTGTCTTCCTCTTCTGGTAATTCTTCTTCGTAAGTATAGAGTTCTGGGTCTTCTTCATCTGGATCTATATTCATCTCTATTTCTCTTCTCAATTCATGATGTTCCTTTGAAAATGAAGCCATTGCTCCCTTATAGTCATCCGTGATTTGCATTAGCTCGGCTTTATTCCAGTTAAGCCCCTCCTTACTGGTATCTACTCCCTCTTGTTTAGTAGCAACAACTTCTGGTAAACTACTGAGGTCATATCTTGACTCTAACAGTTTAGCTTCTTCGGTTTTATCCCTTACCCTTTGGGATTCCAATACAATTTGACGGGCTTCTTCAACTGTGATAGCATTTTGCTGAGTCACATTGTTCTGTTGATTAAATTGAGCAAATATATTAGTAGTGCTCCCTCCAGTAAGATTACGTACAATTGATTGAAGTGAAGTAGAAGATTCAAGTTTTAATTTAAGTGCTTTTCCTAATTCAGAAGATATGAAAGGTACATATTTTCCACCCTGAGACTCTCTCAAGATGTTAACCTGATGGGCTATCTCCATACGATCTTCCAAGGCCCATGCTAGTTGTTCTCCCATTAAAGCTTGCAATAAATCTTCTGCCTTATCTTTATCCCATATTCTAGAGCTTAATAGCCTATCCCTCATAAATACACGTATGTAATTAATATCTATGCCCATACGATATGAGAAGGTATTAATATCATAGGTAATACCACATAATACACCATTACCCATCAGCCATTGATTGATAATGTAATTATGTATCTTCATCAAAAGACTATCATCAGGATTCTTTTGATATTCTAATGCCATAGCTGTAGTTCCCATGGGTCTTGGGAACCTTACTATCTTACTTTCTTTTTCTGACATACAAATGAGATTTTCGGATATCGGAACTTTCATCATAACCTCTATACTCTAAATCATATCTTACATACAAATTCAAAGATAGGTTATAGAAATATCCCCTATACTTTTTCTTATTCACTGATAAATTAAAAGGTTCACCAGAGATTAAGTCCCTGGTGAATATCAAATTACCTTTCCCAGTTATTGGGATTTTAAGGCAAAGTTTATAATCTCCTACCTTAAATTTATTGCCATGAAGGTCTAGGATTTCCTTTGCCATATTTTACCTTTTTAGGATTCGAGGGTTTTTTGTCTTGTTTACTACGGTAAGGGTTATTAGGCCTTGGGTCATTTTGGATAATCCCCTTTTGTTCTTCGATTAATTTTTGTACCTCAGGGAATAATTTTTTCCTCAGAGGTACTACCTGCGTAGCGAAAAAGGCATTCCATAATTTCTGAGTAAATGGTTCCCCTACCTTAAGTTTCGAGATTGCCCAGAATTTAGTTTCGAAATTCTTTATTATTTCCTTAAACCGATAATAATAGATATATCCGTACTTTGGATTTATACCTATAGTGGTGTTTTGGCAATAATCTAGAAAATCTTTACCTAATTCGGATATAAACTCTTCCCTTTTAAAATCATAGTTCTCTTGGTCGAGTTTAAATAGTTTGACATAATCTATTGCTTCCATATAACTTTACTTTGTGATTATTAACTTGGGATGTTCATCAGTTATCTGAAATAAATATCCCCTTATATCATCCTCATAGTATGAGGACCAATAAACCCTTCTAATCCGAAAATTATCAAGGATTGCCCCTTTCGGTATGCCCGTAACATAAAGCCTATGCTTAGGCATCATAGGGGTTATTTCAAATTCACCAGTAGTGAGTAAATTACCATAGGTACCATAATCTGGCATATTACCAGTAAAACCTGTAGGTTGTAATACATCCATTACTAAGGTGGTTTGTGGTAATTCTCTTTGATTACACTTGATTATCAGTTTCGATTTACCTATATATAGGTCTTTTACTATTGTCCCAAACATCTGTATATGATTATGTGAGTGATACCATTTTTCTTGAAGTAGAATTGGTTCTGTGAACGTTCCTCTAACTTCTTTAATTCTCTACGAGATTCAGTACAAATTCTTTCTGACTTCCGAAGTATGTCAGATAGATTATCCCAAATAGGTGCCATAGGTTCTACTGGACCTGCATAAACAATTTTGTGTTTAGCATCAATCTGAGGATATTTTGATTTGTACTGATACTTACCTTTGAGGTAAAGCACATTATACTTTTCTGGTTCGTTTCTTTTTGCGTTTTCCATTTTTGTTATTGTTAATGTAATCGGATATATTATCGAGTTGACCTAAAAGCAATGTTTGAATAAAGATGTGTATAGGCCTGAAAAAGAAATTCCTTACGTTATTGGGATTGATATACCAATCGTAAACTATAAAAAATTTCTTAATTTTAGAATGCTTAAGTGAATGCTGAATTAGCCAAGATTTACAACATCGTTTATGTAATTCGACTAACTCTTTATCCTGTTTTAGCATCTCCTTATCAGAGAAGATAGTGTAAGCCATTTTGTATAAATTAGAGTGCCCGGGTAATTTATTCCGGGCACTGGGTTAATAAAGGGTTATGCAACTTGTTCTGGTTTGAGAACCTTTTTCTTAAAGTCCTCATAGGCTTTAGCAGCAGCCTTAAATTCTTTGGAATTGGTGTCCTTGATACGAGCCATTGCAAGTTCCAATCGATGAAGTTCGTTTCTGGTTTGTTGTCTCCATTTCTTCCGAGCAAGAGTATCAACTACATCCTCCGGATATACGTATTTAACTTCTCGATTGGAGATTACCTGTTCGATGATAGAAGGTTTTTGTTGTTCCTTTACTTCCTTGACAACCTGTTCTTTTTTGGAAGTTTTGGTTTTTGGAGAGAGTTCTACCAATTTAGCATTGGCAAACTTAGTGGCAGCTTCTTGAGCATCTTTTACCAATTCCTTTTTAGTCTTTTTGGCCTTAGGAGCAGAAGCCTTAGTAGTCTTAGAATTTTTAATTCCTTCAAGTTGTTCAGCAACCTTAGTTGCAACGAGGTTAGTAACCTTGGTTTCATTCTTTTTCATAACGTCTATATTAAAATTGTTAATAAAATAAAGTTTATTTCTTTTCTCTATGCAAATATAAGAATAATATATTT